GCCGACGAGACGATTAGTTGCACCGTCCGCAGCACGATCAATTCAATGCGCTGTTGCTCGATCACGGGCGTATCCGCCGAGCCCGACAACCGCATGACGAAGCGCATGAGCTTCTGGCGCTCACCGTGCGGCATCATGTCGTTGATGCCAATCAGGTAAGCCGACAGGACCGGCGAGAAGCATGGCGGGCAGTCCGCGGCGTCTCGGACCTTCTTGTACTCGAAGCCAGCCGCGATGATCGCCGCCTCGTTGATACAGGTGCCGCCATCCGGTCCCGGGAAGTCGTGACTGCCGGCGAGAAGTTTCCAGTTGAAGATGTGATCGAAGTTCATTGCAAAAGCTCCTTTCAGTTATCAGTCACGTGAAATAGTCTCGATGCCTTCGCGAGCACGGGTGGCGGCTTCGATGGCGCGCTCTTGCATCGTCATTGCCTTGCCCCTGTCGTTACTGCCAAGGGCCCACGGAATAGTGATGACGCCAAAAGTTCGCCCCTGTTTGAGTTGGACGGGGAAGGCTTGGAGCATCTTGCCGTAAGCGCGGCAAATTGGCCCCATCGGACGAGGCGCAACGAAAGCCGCCACCCACGTTAGGGCGCTTGCCAACCATAGACGCTTTCGATCAATCATGGTTGCTGTTCTCATGTCTTGCTCCGCTGGCGGTAGAGGAAGAGGGCGGCGCGGACCTCGGCTTGAATTGCCAACATTTCCTTGGCCGGCTTGCTCGGCTTCAACGCCTCAATGAACTTGTCGATCTTCTCCAGCGCTTCCAGTGCGGCATCCGGGGCACGGCGGTTCCAGGCGGCGATGGCTTCGGCTTCCGTCTCTACATTCGCGCCGGACGCACCGCATCCCCGGCAAAGAACGTAGCGTGTTGCTGGCGGCAAATAGGCCACATCATCGTTGCGCGGCTTCACATCAGTGCTCGAGCAAAACGGGCACGGCAGAAGGCTATCCTGTGTCATCCTGTGCTCCCCAGTGCTGCGCGCGCGACCTCTGCGCGTCGAGCAAATTCTTCATATAGATAGGCAGCCCCTTCTGCGACCGTGCATGGCGGCGACATCCACTCAGCCGAGCATTGCTCCAGCGCCTCCCGCATCCGTTTCAGGTCTGCGAGGAGGGAGGGGAGGTGGTTCCGGGCGGCGGCGTACAATTCGGCATCATGCTTGCCGCGTTTGGAGTCGTATGCCTCGTATATCGTGAAATGCCGCTCGTAATTCTCGGCACTCTCCGTCCACACTTCGTAGTTGATGCTGCCATCCTCGCCGTCGCGACGATGAACTACAACCGGCCCCGGCGTTGCCTTCTTCAGCAGCGCCTCAAGTTCGGCTTCGATGTCTTTGGTCATGCCCCCTCCTCGTCACCGAATAGGCTTGGGACCTCGTATTCGCCGCTGTCAGTTGTGACGAGGACGCCGTTGATCAACTCGGTTCTGGTGTCGCGACGCAGCCACTTGCCCGTCACAGGATCGCGCCTGATGTCGTAGCCACCGCTGGCGGCGACGACGACATCCTTGATCGTGATGTCGATGCCGCCGAAATCAATTTCGTGATCGCCCTTCTTCTTGGTCATGCCCCCTCCTCCGCACGAGCGCGCAAGGCGGCGGCGCACAGGGCGAGCGCCATCAACGCCCCTTTGTGTTCGCCATAGTTCGGCCCTCCGTTGAGGTTCAACCCAACCTCGGCGCGGGCTACGTGGTACAGATTGCTCACCGACCACTCGACGCCATCGACAATGAGCGTCACGGCGGCGTCTAGGCTGGTGGTGTAACGCGCCGAGATGTTCAGCAAATCGTAACCGATCCAGTCTGCCGTGCTTCCATCTGGCAGCGCGTAATATCTGCGCTCTATGAAGATCGGAGGATCGACAACACGAACCGCTCCCTTCACGATCAGGGCCGCATGGATGTAACAGTCCAATTCGCGGCTCGGCCCCTCCGCTTCGCATCGAGCGGCCAGTGCCAGTAGGGCGTCACGCTGTTTCACGGCAACCTCCTCCAGCTTTCGGTGCAGGTCCCGAAGACGCGCGCCGCGTCCCCCATCATCTTGACGTGGGCGGCGAGCGCCTTGTCGCAAAGCTCGCGGTCGGGGTAGATCATCGCCTGTGACGTGATCGCGGGGCTACCGTTAAAACCGCCGCTTGTGGCGATCACGATGGTGAGTATCCAGGCGGTCATGACTGCCTCGCCGCCCAGGCGATCTGGCAAATGTGTTCGTTAGGGTTCATCGCGTAACTCGCGATCGCGACCCAATCGAAGACGACCTTGCCGCCGACGAATAGGCGGATGGCGTTGTGGCAGAAGGCGACGGTGCCGGATTGGGCGTAGGCCGCGACGCACAAGACGAAAAGCGTCACGACGACGACGGCGAGGACGCGCGTCAACTTCGTGAACCGTTCGCGGCGACGCGGCGGCGTCAAGACGCGCAATCCGTCCGCGCGCGGCGTCGTCGCCCGCCTGAACCAATTCGCCGTAAGTGGCGTTAGACCTTCCGCCTTCCGATCGCGCCAATCGTATTCGATCGTCGGCAGGGCGAACGAACGGGTGACGCGAATTCCGACCGTTTCATTTCCCGCCAAGGTCAAATCTAGTTCATCACCGACTTTCATCGTCGCCTCCCGATACGAACATCGTCGGCACGCTTATGAAATTCCCTTGGATGTCCATGGGATGGAATTCGATACGCTTGATGACGCGTGTCGCGCCGCGCTGATCGAATTCGTATTCTAGCGACTTGATGCGCGTACAGATGATTTCCGACTGAGGTTTCTGAAGGTGATGGGTCTTGCCGCAGTAGGGGCAAGTCGGCGTCGGAGGAAGTTCAGCCATTGGAAAATTCCTTTTTGTAATCCGCGAGCAGCGATCGCTGGATGATAGGTTCGTGGAAGACGACCGCTTGAATTACGTCGCGCTGCCAACGCAACCAGGGAAGCCGATCGAAGCCGCCGCCCGCGCCGCAACGCTGGCCTACGTCGAACAGCGCTTCAAGCAACGCGCGCTCCGTCTCGCAGTTGTCGCTAATCGCCATGCTCTATCTCCTCAAGCCGCGGCATCTTGCCACAGTCGAAGAAGCGGGATGTTATCCTTCGCGGGCATATCGGCGGCCGTCAGGTCGACAGCCATCCCGGCGCGAGCCGCGACGAAGACTGCGTTCAGCTTGTCGAGGGATTTCTTGGAAGCGATGACGCGCGCCTTCTCGGCTTCGTCGATCGTCTCCAGGAGAACGGCGGCGAGCGCACCGTTGAAGCGAATGTTTTCATCAGTCGACATGAAAAAGCCCTTCGCGGCGGCGAAAGCCTTCTCGATGCGCTTGATCAAATCGGGTTCGTCCTTGATTTCTTGACGAACGCTTTCCGCGCATATCATTACCACTGCGTGATTCATCTTCTATCCTTTCTGAAAAATACACTGCCGGTCCGGAGGAGGGAAGCGGGTTCCGGACCGGCAGTGTGAGTTGACTGCTAGAACCCCTTCCGATCTTCGGTGGCGCCGCCTTCGCCGGCCTGATCGTAGTTCGCGACGACCTGGCCCTTGCTTACCGTCTGGTTGAATGCGCGGCCGGCTGCGTACAGACCGGCTTCGAATTCGTTGTCAGGGTCCAGACCGCCCGCCAGCGCGTAGTCGATGCCGAACCAGGAACCCAGGTCGTTGGCTTCCGCGACCGTCGTCAACTTGACCTTCTGGGAGAAGGTGGGCGGCTTGTACCGGCCTTCTTCGTCCTGGGCGCGGATGTTGTCGAGCGCAGTGTTCATGTTCCGGCTCTTTTTGATCTGCGTCGAGGACACTGACAGGAGAATGCGAATGTATTCCTCGGCTTCCGGGTCGACCAGCAGGCCGTAGTGATTGCGCGTGTCGGAGACGCGATCACACTTCTTCTCGTTGATCGTGCCGTTTTCGAGCGGCACGTAGAGCCGGCCGCGGTCGCCTTCCTTGATCTCGCCCTTGGCGCGCATCTCCTCCACATCGGCCGGTTTCAGTTCGCCCTTGAAGCCGGCGTTGTCGGTGCCGCGCGGTCCCCAGCGAAGAAAGACCCAGCGATAGGCGCAGGGAATGAAAATGATGCCCTTCTTGCCGTCGTGGAATTTCTTGCTGACGCTTTCGAAGAACATGCCGGCCTTCGCGCCCTTGATCATTTCGGGTGACGCTTCGTCGACCTGCGGCGATCCTTTCTGCAGGACGATCAGGAACGGGACGGCGAACGCTTCCTGCGTCGCCCCTTCCAAGCCTCGCCCCGCGTCGGCGCGAAAGCCTTTCGTCGTTGTGACCGACTTTCCTCCGGACGGCGCGAGTGCCTTTCCGGTCGTTTTCTTCGTAGCCATAGTCATTCTCCTTTCACTTCTTCGGTGGTGTGATCTTCGCCCTGGAAAAGGGAAAGATCGAAAAAAGATTCAACGGAACGTTTACGCCCTTCTCACGCAACTCACGGATCGTCGACTTCAACGTCTGCCAATGAACTTTCTCGCTGACGTTGATCGGCTGATTTGTCAACCTCCTTATCTGCGCCGCTAACGCTTCGGCGGCTTCCAATTCGTCACGACCGAATTCGATGCTGATGACGGTCTTGATAATGCCGCCACAATCGTTAGACTTGAGCCATTTCAGCGCCGCTTCCTGGTTCGCCTCGGTGATCGCGCACTCTAGGTCTTCATAGATGTCGACCTTAGTGCCATCTCTAAGCTTAGTCGAAGTCATGTCGAACTCTTTCATTAGGTCCGGAAGCGATTGGCGCTCCAGTCGCTTCTTCTTCTCCTCCGCTTTCGCCAACGCGGCTTCGCAATCCTTTACGTCCGCGAGCGCGGCCACGAGAAGACGCGCCATCTTCGCGATCTGCGCGCTCATAGCCGCGCCTCCACAGGGATATAGTCGCCGGTCTGGCGATCCCATTTCAGGATGCGAAGCGTCGAGCCGGCATTCGCATACGCGAAACAGGCGACGATCGCGATGATCGACGGATCGCCTAGAGCAACGATGTAATCGTCGCTCGTGTAGTTCTTCATCTTCTCGCGGATCACGCTGATCAACGGCGCGACATGAAGCCGGCTCGCCTCTGGCGGTAGAAGCTCGATCACGTCACCGAACTTTCGCGCGGCGCTAATGTCGACTTGCGGCACCCAGATGCCTGATTTCATCCGGCTAGGGACTTGAGGAACGTAGACGTTGGGCATGCTCGTTATCCTTTCTTCTTAGGCGGCTAACGATAGTCGCAGAAGATGCCGTTGGAAAGCCGGATCGAGGATAGCATGCGCAACGTCTTTCTTCGACTGCAGCGCCCATGCTATCGGCTCGTCAACGGTGCCCGCGGCCACGATATCATAATAAGCGACGGGATGCCGCAGCCCGATGCGATGCGGCCGATCCTCGGCATGCAACCGGGTTTCGAGATTGTATCCGTTCGAATAAAAGACGACCGCTTCCGCCGCGGTCAGCGTCAACCCGATGCCGCCGGATTGCGGCTGGCCGACGAACGTGTCGGCCTTTCCGCTCTGAAAGTCGTCGACATTTTTATCGCGTTGACGCTGGTCGGTGATGCCGCCGTGATACTCGACGACGCGGCGTCCTGCCTCGCGCAACGCGGCGGCGATCGCGCGTAGCTCCTCGCGGAATTGCGCCCAGACGATATAGGGCGCGTCCTGATACTCGTTGAATTCGAGGAGCGCCTTCAATCGCGGGTTCTTATCTTCGACGTAGATCGCCTTGCCGTCGACTAGGACGAAGCCCGACGTGATCTGCTGAAGCTTGTTAATCGAGTTGAGTTTGCTGACGGTCTTTATCGATCCGTCTTCCATCTCGATGCGGAACTTACTGTCCATGAGCTTGTACGCCTTACGCTGGGACGGCGTCATTTCGAAATAGATATTTTTCGGCGGTATCTTCTCCGGCAAATCCTTCAAGCAATCCTTCTTCAGGATGCGATAGGTGTGCGGCTCCAGGATACGTTGGAGCTTATCGATGTTGCGCCAGATTGGACGGCCCGTCTCCGGGTCCTTCTCGACGATCTGCGCCCAGGCCATGCGCGGGTTCTTCTGGATCATCTTTCGCATCATCGGATGATCGGGCGGGATGACCTTCGCGTACTCCGCGACGAAGGCGCGATAATTCGACGTGCCGCAAAGTCCGTCTTCGAGGAATTCCATCTGTGCGAAAACGTCGGTCGGCGCGTTCGGGATCGGCGTGCCGGTTCCGATCCGGCGATAAACGGCCAAGTCACGAAGCTTCATCAGCGCCTTGGTGCGTTCGGATTTCGGGTTCTTGATGCGCGAGCTTTCGTCCGCGACGATCATCGCCTTCGTCGATAAAAGGAACTGCTTGGCGAAGGCGAAGCCGTCGTTGGTGTTGATAGCGTCGTAATTCATCGCCAGGATGCGGAGCGGCGGTTGCTCGTCTTCGTCTCGCTGCTTGAATAGCTCCATCACCTTCCGTCTCTGCGCCATCCCCATTCCGCTCGCCCACGCCCGGGCGATAACGGGCTCGCTCATGTGTGTGGGTATCTCGCGGAGTATCCAGTTGGTATGGACGCCTTTCGGCGCGAAGACTAGCATGCCGTCGATTAGGCCGGCGCTATAAAGACGTTCGCCGTCCGCTAGCATCGTCCAGCTTTTGCCCGTCCCTTGCTCCATGAACAAACCGAAGCCCTTGCGGCCGTTCATCCGGCGCAAGGCGGTAAGCTGATGCGCCATCCCTGTCGTTTTCATTTCACAGCGCTCCTTAAAAGGCGATCGCCTTTCAGATATTTGGCGAGATGCCGCCAATCGCAACGATGATGAATCATGTGATGGCCTTTCAAATTATTGAAATCGTCGGCGTTCGAACCCGGTATCATGAAAATTTCGTCGCCGATGCCCGCGACGATAATCGAATGACCATCTTGTTGACGCCAGTCGAGATGAAAGTTGCATTGCTCGATTTGTAGCGGATGATTCCATTGGATGCGCGTCGTCGCCCGCGCAGGCCAATGGCCGACTTTCGTTTCAATCCAGGTTACATGACCGCGCGATAGGGCGATCGTATCAGGCATTCCGGCTTCCAGGTAATTCTCGACGCGCTTCATCAGGACCTGCGGCCCGATGTTTCGACGCATCGCGTCCCACAGCCGTTGTTCGGGCTTTCTCATTCTTCAGGCTTCCAGAATTTAGGCCACGGCTTTTCGCCGCGCCGGCAGGTGTAAAATCTGTCTAGTGCTTTTTTCCTCTGGGCCTTCGTCGTCGTCAGAAGCAAAACGAAAACCAATTCCTCGACGGCTTCGACCGCTCCCCGGTTTGCGAGAAGTTCAAGACCGATGTATTCCGATTTATCGTTAACGACGTGGCCAATCCATCCAGCCATGTTAAACCTCCAGCGCGTCAGGTCGATTGAGACAACGTATCCGGATCACCTTTATCATCGAGTATCCCGGAATACGCCGGCCGCGGATCATCAGATCATCTCCCACCACCAGGCGATCGTTGGCGTGCTTGCCGAAGTCCTCCCAGTCTTGGCGATCGACCCGACACAATATCTTCTCGCCCATATCGTCGCGGCATTCGAAGTCGACGAACAGCGTATTGCCCTTGTAGACCTTGCCGCCGCGCTTTTGGACGCGCACCGCTTCGTTCGCGTCGGACGGCCTTTTGCGTTGGAGCTTGCCGATGTATAGGACGTTGCCGCCTTCCTCCGGGAATTCGTTTGACGTCAGAACGCGCGAACCTTCCGCGCAACCGAACGCCTCCGGGTTAGCGTAGATCGCGGCGTATTTCTTCTTGAGCGGATAGAGCTCAGAAAATTTCACTTCCATCGCGCCGAACTTTTCCCGGTCCAGCCTTCCTGCGGCTCGCGCTTCGATCGCCATCTGGGCCTTCGCCGGGCCGATGCCGACTAGGTTGAGGAAGCCGCCGAGCAGTTTGCCGTCTTGAACGGTCCAATCCATTTCGGATTTGTCTATATCGAAGGCGGTATAATCGACGCCTTCGTCGGTCATCTCGCGCAGCGTATCGGTGACGCTGTTATCGTCTTTCGCGCCGCGCAAACATGCCGCCGCGAACTCCAGGCGATGATACGCCTTGAGATAGGCGGTCCAATACGAGATGATGCCGTAGGAAACGCTGTGCGACTTATTGAAGCCCCACGCTCCAAAGGTACAAATCTCACGCCAAATGCCGTCCGCCGTCTCGGCGTCGATCTTGCGCGCCTTCGCGCCCTTAATGAATAGCTCGCCCATCTTGTTGAAGTATTCTTCGCCCTTACGTCCGCTCATCGCCTTGCGGATGGTCGACGTGTCTTCCCAGGAGAAGCCGCCTAGCTCGCGGACGATCCGCATCACTTGTTCCTGGTAGAGCACGACGCCATACGTCTCGTCGAGAATTTCGGTCATCAGCGGATGGCGCGTTGTGATCGCTTCGGTTCCGGCCTTCCGCTTGATGTAGTGATCGGCCGCGCCGCCGCCTAACGGTCCCGGCCGGGCGAGCGCAATCAGGTTATCGATGGTGCTAAAGTCGGTCACCTTTACCTGCGCGCTGATCTGACGGACCGCCGCGCCTTCAAACTGGAACACGGCGGCGAAGCGCCCGCGGTTGAAGATATCGAGCACGCCCGGATCGTCGAGCTTGAGCGCATATAATTCCTCGTTAGTGACTACGCCCGCGTCCTCGATGATGCCTAACGTCCGCAACCCCAGCGCATCGATCTTCAAAAGGTTCAGTTTCTCGGCGTCGGGCTTATCGATATGCGCGACGCCGTCCGGGCCGACGGTGCAGAATTCAATGACGGGTTCCATCGAGACGATAACGCCCGCGGCGTGCACTGACGTGTGGTTGGCGTGGTTCTCTAGCGCGGTCGCTAGGGCGGCGGCAGGGTAGCGCCGGATAAACGACTTGCCGATATCGGTGTTGAGGAAGGTATCTTCGATACCCTTGCCATAGCGTTCGTCGCCGGATGAATGCTCGACTAGAACGTTCAGTAAGTTGAAGCGTTCGTAGTCGGGGATGCCGAGACGTTTACAAACCTGCGCCAGGACGGATTTCGCCTGGAGCGTCGAGATGTTGCCGATGCGGGATACGTTCTCCGCGCCGTACTTGGTCGCGAGATATTCGAAGACTTCGTCGCGCTTCACGTCGGAAAAATCGATGTCGATGTCGGGAAGGTCGCTTCGGTTAAGGTCAACGAAGCGCTCGAACAGAAGGCCGTGCGGGATAGGGTCTACCTCTGTGATGCCCGCGAGATAGCAGAGCAACGAACCCGCGCTGGAGCCGCGGCCGGGACCGACAAGCATCCGCGTCTTAGCCCATTGGACTAGGTCCGCGACAACGAGGAAGTAGCTTTGATATTTCTTCTCCTCAATCGTCTCGATCTCGCGCTTGAGCCGCGCGGCGTATTCCTTCGGCCAGCTTGTCAGATGGCCGCGCTTTAAGCGCGACCGTTTGCCATCCTCAACCATCTTGCGGAAATCGCCCTTGACCTGAATAAGGGGAGCGGTCGCGAGCTTGTGGGCCGCGCGCTCCGCGATCTCGTCGCCGGTCTTGATAGCGGCTTTCCAGCGCTTATCACTGAGCCGGCCCAGCGCAGTCCGAAGCTGGACTGAGGAAAGAATATGCTGCGGCGTCATTCGTTCACGACCGCCCATCGCCAGGAAAATTTCGTAGTCTTCGATGCGAGGATAGTAGTTGTCGCCGGTCACCACTAACGGCTTGCCGGTCGCCTCGTGCAGCTTCAACGAGTTGAGGAAGGCGAGCGGGTTCGACGGGTTCAGGTCGATATAGTCGAACGTGTCCGGATCGGTTAGTGCCGCGCCAGCGAACCGGATAACGCCCTTGACGTTTCGAAGAAGGTCGATGACGTTCGCGCCTTCCTTCCGAACCTCCGACGAAAAGCGATAGAAGGCGCGCGTGTCCTCCGCGATCGCCCAGGCGATCGGCTCGCGTCCATCCGTCGTCGATACCTTGACTTCGGTTCCGAACATCGGCTTTATGGAAGCTTTGTTGCAGGCTTCCATAAAGCGAACGTGCCCCCATGTTGACGGGTCGACGATCGCGGCCGACTTCGTCCCGATCGCGGCCAGCGTCTCAACGACCTTCGGTATCGGCCCATAGACCTGACGGAAGGAGAATTCGGTGCGAACACGGAGTTGGATCACAGCACTCTCCACAATTTCGTTTTCCGAACGATCTCGACGAGCGCCGCCACGTCGCTCCCGGCGCGGTGCTCCTGCTTCAGTTTCTTTTTCATCACGTGCTCGTAAAGATCGGTCAACCGCGGGTCATAGCCGAATTCCGCCCGGTATAGGCCGATCGTATCGAGCATCGCGGGAAAGCGATGCTTTAGGTTCGCCCGGGCAAGCTCGAATTGCAGCACCGAGTAATCGAACGGCGCGTTGTGGGCGATCGCCGCCTTGGTTTCGTCGAAGACGGCGGCGATCTTCGGCCATGTCGCGGCGAACGACGGCTTGTCCTTTACCGTCTCGTCAGTGATCTTGTTAATCTTCGACGCTTCCTCCGGGATCGGTATGCCCGGGTTGATAAGGAAGTCGAATTTCTCGACGACCTTTCCCGTCTTCGGGGAGAGAAGCGCGCCGGCGAATTCGATAACGTGCGGTTGCATATCGAGCGGCGCTTGCGGGTGCAGCGTCAAGCCGGTCGTCTCAGTGTCCCATACGAGGATCATCGCCCCATTTTCTCCAGCCAAACAAGATCGGACGGTGGCAGCGGGATCGGGACGTTTTGCGGCCGCCACCAGTGAAGGCAGAACGGATGGAAGTTGATATGATCGTTCTTCGGGACATGAAGTTGCATCGCGTATTCGTCGGGCTTGAAGAATAGCCGCGCAACGGCTTCCATCTCGGTCCAGTCGGGGATGCGATCTCCGCGGCTGACCGATACGTGGTCCCAGTCCTCGCCGGCCGCCGCGATACAGCGCAACGCCTTTCCGTCGGTCGGCGAGGCGAACACGAACATGCCGCAACTGTAATCGCCCGGCCAACCTTTCGAAAAGGCCAACAGCTTAGGATCGATGACGCGGGCCTTGTCGAGTAGTCGAAGATCGCGCATCACGGAACCTTCGGCGGTTCGAAGCGACGCACAATGAACTTGAGATCGCAACCGATGATCTCATTGGTCGAATAGACGACGTACCGATACCAGCGCTTGCCGGCTATGTTCGGGTTCGAGTGCGATACGGTATCGACCGATTGGGCGACCATTACGCCGATCTCGCTCAACTTCACGTGCCACTCGCCCAGTTCTTCTTCGGTGCAGTGCATCCCGATATGCGAGACGACCGCGCCGCCGCCGCGCAGCGCCAGCCAGTTAAGGCCGTTCTTGTATTGGAGCATTTCTAGCTCCAACTTGCCCGCGGGTTCGGCCTGGTAGTTGAAGCTCAATTGAGCTTCGTTCTTCGCCGCGCCGCCCCAGACGGTGCCGATCGCGATAACGTCGTCATTGACCCAATCGGTCAATCCGAGAACCATCATCAACTGAACCGCCTTGATCGGATCGCGCGGAGCGATCGCGATTTGTTCAATCTTGAATTGCATTTTACAACCTTTCTGGAAAGCCGTAGCGTTCGCTGGTGGCGTTGAACTTCTTGATGATCTCGGAGGCGAGGTTGATGCCCGTCCTCGCGCAGAACAGGTTGAGGTAAAGGAACGTGTCGGCGCATTCCTCGCCTAGCTTCGCGGTCGCCGCGCCGATCGTAGCGACGTTTCGATCGGCGTCGTTAATGTTCGCGATGCCGTCCATAACGCGAAACATTTTCTTCAGGACGTTGGCGGCTTCGCCTAGCTCGCCCATGGTCGCCACCATCCATCGTTCCGGCGACCAATCGTCGACGCCTGCCGCGCCGTGCCAACGAAGGCAGCGAGCGACGTTAATCGCGGTAACGTCGGAAAATTTCAACCCTTCCGGATCGAACCGGGACGGTGCCGTCGCCGGAATATCGATGCCGCTTCGTTTGTCCATATCACGCTCCATAGGGCAGGATGCAGCCGGAAAGGAAGCGGTGGCGCTCCTTATTGGCCAGGAGGAAGGCGAGGAATTCCGCGATAGCGTCGGGCGGCGTTTCCTCGCCGGGAAGCAGTGCCGCCAATTGATAGTCGCGAGCTTGTTCCGCGGTCCAGCCGCGGGTTATCGGCACGCGCTTCTCAATATACCGGCTCATTCCGGTTCCGGCGAGCTTGTTCGGAGCGATACCGAAGACGGTGATGCCGTGTTTCTTCGTTAGCTCGCGAGCGAGTTGGAGCGTCATGATGTGGGCGGCGGCCTTGCTCGCGTTATAGGCGAGCGATCCGGTCATCGGGATATGCGCGGCATTCGATACGATGTTGACGATCGTGCCGCGGCTTTCGATGAGGGACGGAAGCGCCCATTGGCTCATCTTGAAGATGCCCTTTGCGTTCGTATCCATCACGTCGTCCCAATCGGCGTCGCTGAAGTTCTCCAACCAATCGATCCGGTTGATGCCGGCGCAGTTGATGAGAACGTCCATTCCGGGCGGGAAAAGTCCGCCTTTATAATAAGGATCGCGAACGTCGTTTCCCTGGTCGTGATCGAAGGGAAGCACTGTGTGGCCGTACGCCTCTAGGTGGGCCGATAGGGTAAGGCCCAGCCCGGACCCGGACCCGGTAATCATTATCGTGCTCATTTCGACTTTTCCTTTCTCTCTTGTAGAAGACCTTCAATCATCGCCGCATAGATGGCGATGTCGTGGATCGAATCAACGTGCGTGAGGTTGCTAACGCCGAAGCGCGTCATCTTCACGACGATCAATTCGAATAGATGCCAGAGGGTAATCTGCTCCGCGGTGCGAAGCGCGACGCCTTCCGGGAACAACGCCATCATCACCGGGCCAACGAGCTTGTAATTGTCGCAGTACATGGCGTTGCGCTCGCGATACGTCGTCGCCATTTCCGCGAGGATGTCTGCAGGGGTTTTCATTTCTTGTTCCACGGCTTGAACGCGAGGAGATAGTCGACCGGATAGGCGTTCCAATCGCCGTTAAATGTCAACGCGCGATCGTCGATCGTGACGAACGCGGGCGGCTTCTCGGTCGCGAATTCGACCTGCGGCAACCATTCGTTAGCGTCTTCGTCTTCCTTGAAGGCGAAAAGGTTTAGCCAAGCGCGCATCGCCTCTAAGCCGCCCGGTTGATTAGAGCGGCTGGAGAAAATAACGATGCGAAAGGCGAGCGACGCGCGGCGCAGAAAGGCGATCGCGCCCGGCAATGGCGGGTCCGGTATCAAGTGCGCGCCCATCCATCCGCTGGTGTAGCTGTGGATCACGCCGTCGAAGTCCAGGCAAAGGATCGGTTTCATTAGCCCCAAACTCCTTTGAGCGCGTCTAGCTCCTTGAGTGCCGCATTCACCCGCGGCTGGTCGAGCGGTCCGCGAGCGCCTAGCGCTTCGGCTAGGATCGCGTCGAGCGCGGGAGTAGCTAGCCGATCGGGATCGATGAACGGCTTAATCCAGGGATGGACCGCGAGCGCCGCGGCTTCCATGCCCCTCGCCACGTCGGCGTATTCGCCTTGGGCGCGGAGGTTCTTTCGCTTCGCCAGAACGTCCGCGAGGGTGCGAAGGTTGAACTTCGCGATAATGTTCGTGTGAACGTTCGTCGGAAGGATGCCGCGCCGATCCTGGGCGGGAATTCCCAATTCACTTAAATGGGCATACGTCGTCGCGATGCGGCCCATCAAGTCGTTCCACGCTTCCGCGGCGGGATCATTGCCCGCGATCGTATCAGGCATCGTCGTCGAAAAGCTCGACATGTCGACGACGCGTTGGGCTTGTTGGGCGTAGGAGCCGGTCCGCGTCCGGACTAGCTGATGGGTGAAGGCGCGGGTGACGCCGATGATCTCGAAAGTATAGTCGACCATCTCCCACGAACTGCGTATTGTCTTCGATATGTAGTCTAGTTCTTTCGCCAGTTCGTCTTCGCCCATTGAAGCGAATTTTTCGCGGGTCGCCGCGCCTTGCTCCAGACGGGTCGACTTCGTGTAAGCGAGAAGCCGCGCGGCATAGAGCGGATCGGGATGGCCGTGGCCAGTGTAAGAGATAAGATTGACGAGCATGGTTGGTATCCTTTCTAAAGCGGTAGTTTGACGCGTTTCGCTGCTTAACGCAAACGGCCTGCCGTTGAGGTTGGCAGGCCGTTCGTAGAAATTTTGCGGGCAGCGTTAGCGTTCGATCTCCCGGATAAAGTTGAAGATCGCTTCGGAGAAGCCGTCGATTTGCGTCCAGCGTCCGCCGTAACCGACGCCGTTCTTGTTCGAGGCGACGTTGATCATGTAGCCGCGGCCCTTCGGCTCCTTGACCTTGTCGGCCGTCTGTTCGTCGGTCACTACGATGATCCGATCGTAATTGACCTTAGCGTCGATCTCCGCGAGCGCGCGACCGAGATAGGTGGACCGATGCGGCTGCGAATTTATAATCGCATCGACGCCCGCCATTCCCTTACGCGGCGGAACTTCGACGAGTTTGTCGCTGAACGTGAACAGACGAACGTCGCCCGGGATCATCGATCCGAGCGCCGCCGCCGCGTCGACACGGCGCATATCCGACTTCGCGGAAAGCGGATCGCCCATCGAGCCGGAAACGTCGATCAGGCCCACGGTCGTCCCGGACATTCCCGGCATATCCCGTATCGCCATCATGAGCGCCGTATCTAGCTCGCGTTCGTATTGCGGAGCCGCGCGGGCCGCCGCGACGTAGCGGAACGGCAAGACGCGCTCCGCGCCGCCTTTGCGGGCAACGATCGCGGCCCGGACTAGACCGTCGTCGCAGCCGGCCGTAGCCATGTTGCGGAGGTTCCGCAGCAGCGCGAGGTATCCTAGCTTACCTTCGCGTAGCAACCTTTCAAACGTCGCCTTCTTGTCGCCGCCCGCGGACAGTCCGACTTCCCAGGTATCCGGAGTTTCCAGCGTACGCGTCGCGATCTTCTTGAACAAGTCGAGACGCGCGCCGCCCGGATCGGGATGCGCGAGGAAAAGAACATCACGAAGCTTGACCGCGTCTTCGCGATCGTACTTCGCGAAGTGATATTCATTGAAGTTGGCGAAGCTCGCGGCCAACCCCTTCTTCATCTGGGCCGAAAGGCCGCGCCCGGACTTCGCCGCCGCCTGCTTGGCGGTGCGCGGGTTCGCCTTCCAATACAAGGCGAGAAGTTCCGTCATATCGTCGACACGCTTGAGGACGTGCGGCATCGTATTGCTGAGGATCGGCGTGCCGCTTCCCGTTCTTGCTAGGACAACTAGCAATAACAGGGGAACGTGCCGCAAGTTGAACTGGTTGCGGGCCTGGATCGCGAGCGCGGCTAGATCGGCCGGCGCAACCTTCTCCGCGAGCGAGTCTATGCGTTCCGCGATCGATATGCCGTCCTCATAGAATTCGTCTTCCCACAGGAAGCACGACATGACCGAACGCCGCAGCGCGGCGAGCGGCTTCATATGAGCGAACGCCGGGCCGCCTTCCGCCGTCTCGGCAGTGATTGAGTTCTTTCGATTAACACGAGCCATGATCATTTCCTTTCTTCATCAGTCAGAATTGACTGATGCGCTTGATCCGGCTTGTGAATGATGGGGGAAAAATCGGGACCGGACTTGCTGCGAACGCGCTACCGGACTGCGCTACGTCCCGGATTGCCCGGGACGACGGGATTTGAACCCGCGGCCTTTCGCTCCCTGAAGTAACCGAACCCTACGCCACCCATCATGTCACGAAGCCGGGGAACTATCGCTGTCCGCACTGCTACAAAAGAGATGCAACGGACGACTACGCCACCGACAAATTCTGCGGCTTCGACGGAGAAAGAACGGAAGCGGTATTGTTCATCCAAAGAAGTAACCGCGCCCTACGCTACCGTCGAAACCGTTCGCTTTATCTCCCGGGAAGATGCCCGAGTCAAGAGGCCCGAACCCGGGCGGCATCGTAAGATGATCCGGATTGAAGGAGACGCTTGATGACCGCTATGTCGTCGACTACGTCATCCAAAAGAATGTTTCTCCATTGCGCGAACCGCCCCAGGCTATAGATGCCCTTCTGCGTCGTCAGCTTAAAGAGCAGGTCTTTGCGGACGTTATCGGGCAGGGGAATAATCTTGCCGTACTTCTGGCTCACTGTATCGATAAGCTCGGCTTTTCGAACGGGCATGCCGAACGCCGATCCAAGCTCGCGTAAATCCGTCACGTCGATCTGCGCGGAGAAAACGCTTTCGACGATTAGAAGATCGCCGGTGATCGAAGCGCGATAAATCGGCAGACCTTCGTCGGGGAAATAGATCGTTTGGAAAACGTCGGCTTGCGGAATTCGGTAACGCTGAACGATAATCGGCGCACGCGCAAATTCTTCTTTCGGTTCGTGACCGATGATCGCCTTGATAACGACCGGAAGGGGAGCGGTGCTAATCGTCGGGACGGAAGGAGCGCCCTTGAAGTCGTACTTCTCGCCCCAGCTGATACGTGAGCCAGCGTATTCGATGAGCCGTTCATAGAAGTCTTCCGGCGCGATGAAGCGCTGGGCAGCGTGGACGTTCCAGATGCTACGATCGGAGACGACGCGGCCCAGGACCTTGCGGCTGTATCGGTTAGCCATGTCGATCGACGGCGGCTGATAGGCGTTCCGGAACCAGATGCCCTTACGCACAGTGACTTCGCGAAATGGTATCCCGGTTAACCGCGATACGGCGTCGCCGCGGAAGCGTAGCAGGGCGTTGTGGCCGACAAGATCGTCGCGGGCGGCTTCTTCGATGATCGGGATGTTAGGCCACGCGTGGGCCGCGAGAAGGCCGGCTAGGCCGGCACCGATGATCTGGACAGGTTGATTGTTCATGGACGTTTATCCTTTCACCGCGAAAGCCCGCTAGGGCGTTTCAATTCCCTGCGGGCCTGCGCGCGGGCCAATTGCCTCCCGGCAATTCCCCTTGTTGAGTTAGGCCGCCTTGAGGAGACGCCGACGCGGCTTCTCGCTCTCCAGGACTTCAGTCCATTCACTCCTTGAGAGATCAAGGAGCGAACCGCCCGCGGCTTCGAATTCGACGGCGCGATCGTAGGACGACGCCTTGTGAGCCTGGGCAGTTACGGCGTTAACCATGCCCCAGGCACTCAGGTCGCCGCCTTCGATCAGCGATCGCAGGATGGAGCCTGCCTCGGCGTCGGTCGCGCCGATCCGCTGCGACAGCACTTCGACCGCCGATACCGGATTGCCGCTGACTTCGATCTGCGTCAGTCCTTCCATCTTCTCGACGCGTTCGCGGAAGCGCTTTCCGTCGAACGCCGCCCGGATCATGTCGCGCAGCTTCAGCATCACGGCCTTATCGTCGGCCGCGACCGTATCGTCGGCCCACAACGCCGAATTGTCTTCGATGTTCTTGCCGACGTGGTAGGTGCGGAACGCCTTGCCGGAAATCATCCCGTTAAGGCAAGCCAGGAAGTAGTCCATGTCCGCGACGCTCGCCGCGCCGCAACCGACTTCGGAGTTGGAGATGATCACGCCGCCTTGGACGATATCCCCGACGCGGCGAGAACCGTTGATCTTCGCCTCCAGCGAGGGGGATACCGCCTGAATATACAGACGGCGTTCGGTGATTTCGCACGACACCACCTTCACGTCCTTCTGTTCGTAGAGGATCGGCAGCGCGATCTCGGCGTAATGATCGTTGTCGATACGTTGATAGCGGTTCGACAGGAAGGCGCGAGCCTCGTTGTGGATCGTCCGCACCATCCGCTTCTCCGGGTTCTTCGCGAACCAGGTGTTGACGTTCGTCGTCAGAAGTTCCGGCTGTTCCTTCAGCATCCGGTCGTAATACTTCGACGGAATGTTGAGCCGCGCGCCGATCTGATCGTGCGCCAGCGGCCGGATCGCCCACTGCCCGCCCGCGAAACCCTTCGACTTCGGAACGGCGAGGACAGGCTGCTTGTCGTCGGTCAGCTTCATCTTCATTGCCGTAGTATCCGCGACGAAGTCGAACTTGGCCTTGGCGTTCGCTTCGATCTTCGAAGCAAGCTCCTGCAACGAAACACCTTTCAACATGACGTATTCCTTTCTGCTAGACGGACGGGGGAACGGAAACGGGACGACCGGGAGGGGCGACGTACTTCGCCCGGTTGTTGATCGCCTCGATAAGCGCGGCGACCTGATCAACCAACGCGTCGACCTTCGACTGAAGGACATTCAGATTGCGTTCGGTCTTCATCAGCCGGACTTCGACTGTGGACGACGGCTTTCCGGTCGTCGTGATCGGGCCGTAGACGTTGCTGCGACGATAGGCGACGCTCGACAGAATCAGCGGCGTGTCATCGGGATGCGCGGCGTTGACTTCGGCAAGCACTCGATGATCATCCCATTCAGGATCGTAGACCGCGAAGCCGTCGACCTTTCGGCAGTGCGCGTGGAGAAGGATGAACACCGCGGCCTGCTGCGCCTGAGTCACCCTGTTGACCGTCTTCTTTTCCATAACATTATCCTTTCTGATTGACCGCCTGCCGGAGGGCAGGAGGGACTACGAAAATTTTACGCTTGGACGATGCCCGTTTCTACTCGCTCGAAAGAGCGCTGCCCGGTCGCACGTTTCCCTCGATGAGGAAGACGCTTCCGGTGCCTTCGGCTTCGAAGAAGTGCGCGTCAACGTAGGGTAGCAATCCCTCGTTCATGAACGCGCTGCCCAGATCGATGCGCGATCCGGGAAGCCAGACGACGACGCGGCAATCGTCATACTTCGTATCGAGCGCCGCGAGCGCGGAGCGCAGTTGCTTGAGCGTCATGACGTCTCCTCCGTCCAAGCGCCGCAAGTCGCTTCTTCCTCGGTGACCTTACCGAAAAACAGCGACACCTTGTTAGCGCATTGATAGTCGTCTTCGGCGTCGAGCTTCCAATGCTCGCAGTTACCGCAACGCGGCGGGAAGATCACCGCCCAATCGGCCGGCGTGTATCCGGTCATTAGGAATTCCCGCTGTTCTTTCGTGAGATGCGGGAAGACGTTCTGGATAAGCTCGCGGCCCTTCTTCCAACGGTCTAGTTGCTCCTGCGTTACCGGAAGGTCCATGGTGTTAAAATCTCCGGTCAGTGGAGACTGCTTGGCGATTTTCATTTTTGTTCTCCTTTCTATTTCACTTCGATGACGGGAACGCCGGCCGCCTTGAGCCGGCGAACCATGTCCGCCGTTCCGCGTCCGCCCGGGAAGGCGATGCCTTTCGTCGGCCGCGACTTCTCTAGCATCCGCGCGTTGCGGCGCGGACCCGCGCCGGGCCAAGGACCGTCGAGCGCGTGATCGGCCGGGTATTCCTCCAGGCCTGTCCAGTTGACGATCGCCCAATCGATCGCGATGCGATCCGCTCCGGTCGGGCAAGCTCCGCTGATAATCGTCACGTCCTTGGGGAGCCAACAACCCGGATCAGGATTGTCGGCGGGTTCGGGCGATAGGGCATCGAGGATCGAATAGACCTTCGCCCGATCGTTATAGTGGCGTCCGCCACATACTAGAACGCGTTGCATGCTAGTCCTCCACGATGATATCGGCATCCGCTAGCTCGCGAACCGCGGCGAACCCGCGAACAGCGATCATATGGGCGCAGACCTTAGTGAGACGAGTGGCCAGGGAATTCTGGCCCGTGAGTTCCGCGAGCGTCGCGGCACCAATGAAGTATTCTAGGGCGGCTTCGTCGCGCGCCTTCCCGTAAAGGAGGACGCGGGAACCCGCCCGGTCGATGAACCGGGCGGCGAGCGTCTTAATGTCGATCGTCGTTTTCACGATATGCCTGCGGCCTTGGCTTGGGCGATGGCGGCCAGCACGTCGTCCCATGCCGAGCGGGCGATTATCACGTCGTCGTATTTGTCACCGATCCGCGCCGAGTTTCCGCCCGATGATTGGACAACTACCAGTGCGGCGAGCATGGCTCGCGCAGCGACGATCTTCTTGTCTGCTTCGTTCATAACATCTCTCCTTTACGGCCGATACTCGAACTTGACGGTGCGCTTACCGTCGATGAAGTCGAGCTTGCGAGCGGCCTTGAGCGCGCTACGAAACTTCTTCATCTTGTTCATCGGAAGACGAAGCGTCGTGAAGGCGACGGGAACTGATCCGTGTTCCTTTCCGTCCGCCCAAACGGTCGCCTTGCCGCCCCGCGCGTTGTTGCTCGGCTTCGCGGGCTTCTCATCACCCGGCTTCGCGGGGGATATTGCAGGCTTCTTCGAAGTGGCGTCGTCGAACGACTTCACGTCGATGCCGATCAGGTTATACTTCTCGCTGGTTCGGCCGCCGATGAAGTGATGATGCTTCGGGTTGTACCAGGCTTCGAATTCGTCCATGTTGGCGAAGCAAACCTGCTTAGTGTTGTCCCTCGCGTCGCGCATATTGACTTCGACGGGAGCTTCGCGGTTAACGATTACGGTGTTGATCTTAGCCATGTCGGTTTCTCCTTTCTTCTTGAACGGTGCCCATGGAATGTTCTTAGACGTTAGGTACTTAATCTGCACAGGCGTTAGTCGCGTGGTGCGGCGAAGGAACTTCGGGATGGTGATGTCGATACCGTCGACAACAATTATCGGTTCTTCGGGAACGGCGGCGGCCTGCGTCGCTTCGATCGTCTTAACCGTCGTTCCTAAGAAGGCCGCGACCGCCTTGACGACGGTCGGCCGGCTCATCAGTTTCTTCGCGACCTTAACCATTGAGCCTCTCCGCGATCGCGAGGGCATCGATACGCGAAGCCCGCAGATTTTCGATCAGGGCTTGCGGGACGTTACCGCTCATCGTGTTCGCGTCCTGCAGCGTCGCGATCGTCGCGGCGTAGTACCGCGCGGCGGCGTAGAGATGCCGCCTCAACATTAGCTTTTCGTGCTCGGTCATCTCACCCTCCATCGCGCGCGGCTTCGAGCTTCGCAACGATTTCCGCCAACTTGTCGGAAAGTTCCGAAACCCCTAGTTCATCCATCTCGCCTTGCGCTTCTTCCAGGTTTGACGCGGCCTGCTCCGCGATCTCGCCGCGCTCGCCGCCCTGCAGGTTCTCGTGCATGTTGTCGTAGTATTCGCGTTCCTCGCCCGCGATCTCCTCGATGGCGGACGAAATGTCGCCGGAATCAGGCAGCGCGTCGATGGCCGCCGTCAACTTGGCCAAGTCTTCCAAGATAGCGTCGATACGCTTGCGTCGATCGTTGTTCATAGTCGTTATCCTTTCTATTGTCGGTCCGAAACGGACCACAAGCCTCATCAGTGCCGGTGATCCGGCAGACGCGCCGAAGCGCGTTTCGGCTATTTGCGGAACGCTCCGCGGTCTACCGTCCAATGCCGTCCGAAGGGATCAAGCCGAACGTCGGGGATGATTTGGAAGTGGGTGTATCGGACGCTTTCGCGAGCGATATGAGAAAGCGCGTTCCAGATTGTGTTCACGGTCGTTATCCTTCAATCGCGGGGAAGACCTTGATGCCGCCCGGCGTGAAGCCGAGACGACCGGAGCAGATCGGCCCGATGCCGGTCGTGACGCTCTCTGCGTTGGTAAGCTCCCGACCGCACACGCAGCAGGAATTCGTCGCCATGCCGTAGACCTTCGCCGCCGCGGCCGGATCGGAAGCGATCAGGACGATCGCCGCCTGCTGTTCCGGCGTGCAGTCGCGCGACGGTGAGAAGACGCCGTTGGCGATCTTGCCGAGATAGACGCCGTCGCCCTTGACGTAGAGCGTTCCGGGATGGCGCTTCGCCTCGCTGATGACCGCGCCGACGAAGCGAAGGCACACCCACTTCAGACCGGACGCCTTGCCCTTCGCGATCGCCTCGACGATCTTCGACGCGTCGACTTCCTGGGACCGGGGATTGGATACGGTGGCCGCCTGCGCCTTCGTCTCGGCATAGGACGCGTCCCGGGCCACGCCCTTGCGGACGGCTTCTAGCTGGCCCGGCGTGAGATCGCCGTACGCCTCGACGGCGCTGCGCATCTTCGTCAGGAATTCGCGATAGCCGGCCGGCACCCGGCTATCCGCGATCTTCGCCGCGAGCCACGCTGCCTCGATAGGGTTGGCTTCCGTCCACGCTGCCCAGCGCTTGCCCGGGAGCGCGTCGCGCGCGGCCTTCGCCTTCGCCCGGGCTTCGGGAGCGGTCCGGAACGTCAGCTTGCCCTTCCCCTTGCAGCCGAAGCAAGAACCGCAGTCGCGCCCGGCGTAGGAAATGAAGCGACCGCGACCGCGGCACTTCGGGCACGTCTCGGTGAAGTCGGGAACCGCGTCGCGGATGCGGGCGAAGCCCGGATCGATCGGAAGCGGCTTCGCGGTGCCCGCGGGAAGGCCCAGCAGGTCGGAGAGATCGTCGTTGAGATCGTTCGTGTTCATAGCGGTTATCCTTTCTAAGGGCAGTTGCGCCCGTCGATTATCGGGGATTTCGGGCAGCTAGGCAACTAGCGAATTCCCCGATTTTCCTTGGGCGATCGGTGCTCGATTAGAAGCGTTCTGAAATAAAAAAGGCGGCCCGAAGGCCGCCCGTTTCGATCGCCCGGGTGGGGACTACTCCTTGACGACCCGGAAGATTTCAGTGACGCGCTTCGCCTTGTTAATCGTCCAATCGTGGACGACGCCGTCGATGCAGGTCAGGACGTGGCCGCGAGTGTAGATGAGGAAGGTGCCCTTCGGCCAGACCTTCGCGAAGCGGCGGGGATGGTGGGTCGTGACGCAAGACGCGACGTGCCGGTGGGGGAGCGGATACGCCCGGATGAACTCGCTCTGCATGACGAAGTCGAGACGGAAGCCGAAGGAGCGGATGACCGCGTTGATGTCGCTGGGCCAAGCTCCATGACCCGTCTTCCGCCCGCGAACCGCGAGCGCCGCGCGGGCGACTTCGTAGGAAACGCCGGTGGCGAGAACGATCGCCTTGACGGCACAATCGTTGCGCTCGCCGGCCGCGCGAGCCTCGGCGAAAAGAGCGTTGAAGGTATCAGAGGAAGCGACGGTCTTAATCTTAGCCACGGCGGTTATCCTTTCTGGGTTTCTCGACACAGAAAGTATCGTCGATCGCCGTACACTTCGGCAACATATATTCATCATATCCAGCATTATTTCTGTAGGGGTTTGGTGGATAGAACGAGTGTAGAACTGATAGAGAACATTCGCTAACTCTGTACAGGGATGGGCGAAGGTCCCAGGAAACGGCGAATGTGTCCTATGGCCAAATTCCGTGGCCTAGCGTGGGACAACAAAAAAGGGCGACCCGAAGGCCGCCCCTTTGTCGGTTTCCGCGTGGCCGGTCTAAGCCGATCGGGCGGTTAGTCCTTGACGATCGCGAAGGCGACCTTGCGGCCGGTGTCCGTCTCGAAAGTGAGCTTGCCGGCCTTCTTGAGCTTGAGGCGGAAGGAGATCGCCTGGCCCGGGGGGAGCCGGAGCGCGGCGAAGGCCGTGATGACCGAGGAGAATTCCTTGCCGTCGGCCTTGACCTTGTGGCGGGTGGAACGGGCCTTCGCCACCTTCGGGTCCTTCCATGTCTTCGCGACCTGCTTGGAGCGATCGGCGTCGGTCTTTGGAGCCGCCTTCTTCTTCGCGACCTTCTTCTTCGCGGCGCGCTTCTTCGCGGGAGCGACGACGGGAGCGACGACGGGAGCGACGACTTCAGTGGAAACTTCAGACATTGTGATATCCTTTCGGGCTGGGCGAAATTGCCTGGACAGAATATCGCTCTTTATGGTCTGCCCGGCAACACCGAATATCGACAGTAGAATGTGGGGTCAGTCGTACCGGATGGGCACCTTACGCCTGCCGCCTTCGTCGTTCAGATCAGCGTCGTTCGGCTCGCGCGGCGGCATCGCCGCACGGCGCAGATCGATCCGGGCGAAGGATGAGCCGATATTGCTTTGGTGCGGCAGCTTACGAAGCGCCGCCAATTCCTTCTTCGCTTCTTCCCGGGTCATCAAAAACCGCCACCTTTTAACGGCACTACGTTCGATGCCGGAGCTTCGGCCTTCTGGTACGGGAGATCGCCGCGGACGTAGACTAGGGCGCGCTCCTTTAGAGCGGCGACGATCGCCGGGATATCGTCGAATAGCTCCTTTCGGATAAACGCCTTCGACGCCTTCAACGGATACTTCCCCTTGCGGATTAGACGAGGCTCGAAATTGTAGGCGAAATAATCAAGCTCCTCCATCACGTAGCGGATGCGGTTCGACTTGCGGAGCCGTTCAAGCTCCTCCTTGCCGTCGAATTCGTGAAATGAAAGCTCATTAACGAAGAAGAAGTCAGGATGCTTGATCGTCTCGCTGCCGTCCTGATTAATGACGCGTTCGCCGATCGTATCGAGCGCCTGGAGGATCGCGCCGCCCTGATCAACGCGGAAGTTTCCGACCATCATCGATTTCGCCTCGTTCATCGGCGGCGGCTGCTTGGCGTTGAAGTTTGAAATGTCGCGGCCTTTCAGCCAGTGGTAGACGGCGATATAGCCGTGATCTTTCTCCAGGTGGCCGTAGAGCTTCTTAAAGTATTCGCCGCCGCCGAGATTTTCCGCGAGCTTCGTCGAGTGCATCGGATAGATGCGCCGGTCATTCGGGTCGATGTATTGCGACATCGGCTTGTTGGTAAGAACGAAACCCCTAACGAGGTTCGGAACTTGGATCACGTCGCGGTTCTTACCGTTGACCGGGAGAGTATTCGGCGGACCGGCGAGGAACGGCTTGAGCGCGTTGTAGAAGGAGACAGGCTGCACTTCGCCTTCCTCCTTCGTCTCGTTAACGACGAGCATGATACAGGGAAGGTAATGCGCGTTGAAGCCGCCTTTCGCGGCGGCGAGAAGTTCGTGCGGCCATACGGTCCGCTGATTATCGAAGCCGACGCAAAGACGAAGCGTCTCAAGGATAAAATCCTTGCCGATGCCTTGCTCACCGGAAAGCATTATGCCGTGGTTCGGCTTCTCCTCCGGTTTCTGGATCATGTGGGCGCAGTAATCGAACAGGTGATCGTAATCGCCTTCGCCGGGATAGATTTTCTTGACGTGGTTGGTGAAGAAATCGGAATTGATCTTGCAAAGCTTATCGTCGAAGACGGGCGGCCGATAGAAGTTGAGAAGGATGCCGGACGGATCGGCGCTGATGATGCCGGAGATATCCTTGTAACCGCGGATGACGGGATCGAACCCCGGGCGATAGGTGATCGCGTCGACCACGCGACCGTTCGCCTTGTTGGCGAGGAAGCGAGATGGCTTGATTACTTTCTCGGTGCGCGCATTCATCGGCCAGAGATCGGGATGGATGAGTGAGTCCACGCCTTTCTCGGTCTTGATGCAACGTCCGTCCATCCGCCAGTAGACGCCGCCGCTCGCGTCCCAAACGAAGTCTTCGAGACGCGAGCTAGGCTGTATGTTGTCTAGGTTTTCATTGGCCTTTTTCTCCCACTCCTCAACGTCATCTTTTTTCTTCTTCGGCATACCCTACTCCCGCGCAGGACCGTCAAGGATACGCTTTATAACTGTGCTAGAGAAGCGGCACGCAACGCCGCCGCCGCGAATACGATCGCGAGCGACGCGCCCTTCGGTCCGTTGCCGTACGTCGTTAGCGTCGAGTTGCCTAGCTCGACCATCGGGTTGCCTTCCTGGCCGGCGATATCGGAGACGTTAACGACGGTCCATCCTTCGGGCTTTAGCGTGAAGGCGGCGTCGAAGGAGGACGTGTATGCGGGAGGACCGCAACCATAACACGTATCGCCGTTCGGCGCGCGCCAACGAAGACCGATCAACGCCATCTTCGTCGGATTTAAGTTCACCCAACCCAACGCTTCAGCGATCGCGTCGTCGAGATCGCTTGAAGGTCGTTCCGCTTCGCAGCGGGCGGCGAGCGCAAGGAGAGTTTTCTTGATCATTGAAATAGACCTTTCCGTTTGGGATGGCTTTCCTCGAACCAGCGGCCGGTCGGACCGCATTTTGCGCGAGGATGATCGTCGCCATATAAGTCGGCGTGCCGAAACAGGCAATCGTCGCAGAGCTTAGTCATCGCGATCGCCCGGCAAGATCGCCGCGTAACGCGGCTTGCCCGCACCGTTGAAGCTTTCCCAACGTTGCCGCGGGAGCCACCACTGATGGCCTTCGGCGTCGTCGTACTCGATACCGTCGATGGGTTCGTCGTGTTCGGCGTTCTGTCGCTTGGTGCCTGTGACGCGATAAAGAGCGCCCTTGTAGTGTCGATGGGTCGGGGACCAAGGCGGCGACTTGGCGTTATTTAACGCCACGACGAGCCGGTTAAACAGAAGCTGCTCCGCCACGGCGATCTTCTCGCGAATAACGCGAAGCTCCTCCGTGGCCTTAGCGAAGCGGTCCGCCTTATCCGCCGCCGCGTTCGCCCTGATCTTGTCGTCGAGCGCGAAGGCTTCCTTAGCGTCGGCCGCCGCGAAGTCCCGCTGTGCTTGCAACCAGGTTAGGTTGTCGTTCGGAAACTTCCGCAGTTCGTTCTCCGCCGCCAGTCGCATCTCGCCCGGGCTGACTTCTCGCGCTTGGCTGTCCATTGGGTTTGCCTTTCGTGTTGTGATACTGGAAACGGGAATAGGCGCGGCGTGCGAGGAATTCGCGACGCCGGCTGGCCGCCGTTAGAGCGGCTTTCGTGTGGACTAGAATAACGTCGAGCGCTTGTATCTCCTTCAGTTCGGTATCGGTCAATATTTCGTAAAAGCGATCGGTCGCCCAGCCGTTGTTAGGTCGACTCATTTCGCCACCCAGCGCTTATCGAAGTCGCGCATCGCTTCGTCCGGTGTATAGCCGGTGCCCATGACGGCGTGACTTCCCTGATCGTATTGCGCGCACCAACAAGGTATCGAGACGTGAAGTCCGGTATTGCCCCAAGGGTCTACGATCAACCCGTCGCCGTCATGGAACCAAAGGCGCGGGCGGAATAGGACTGATGGACGATGGGCCTGATTGTAATTAGGCATCACGTTCTCCTTTCTACATATGGCGCGCAGCGGGAGTTGGTAGTGCGAGTGCCCCAGCGCAAGTTCGACCCGCGGCAATCGAACGTGTTACCGTTTAGATGACGGACGACGTGATTAGGGGAAGGCCGGCGACGCTTCAGCAGCCGCTGGACCGCGTGGTGAAGATAGGTTCGGGCGTGACGCGCGCTCCACGAACGAACGTACAGGCATTTACGCGCCTTGTGTAGATACCATCTCTCCTCGATGAGACGCGGGAATAGATCGCGGTCGACAACCGCGAATTCCTCGCCGCCCGTCAGGTAGAGCGCGACGAACGGCAGCGGGCTTTCGTTAGCTAGTTCTAGCATGTTGCTGCTCCGCTTTGAGGACGGCGCTGCCGCGTTCGGTTATTCGATAGGTGTATCGGCAGTGCGACTTGTTCGGGTGATTCGAACGATCGATGAGACGGATATAGCCGCCGAGATGAAGCGCGATCGCGTCGTCGACGTGCCCTTGGACGATTACGTCGGGCGCGGCGAGCTTTAGGAGATGCATTTGGGAGGAGGAGATCAATGATGCCCCCGTCGAAGTTCCGCGAGGGTCGCGGGAGCGGCGGCGTTGACGGCTTGAAGCTCTTCAGCGACCGCGTTAGCTATCCATTCGGTTAGCTCGCGCCAGCCCTTACCTTCGCAGTGTCCGTGATGGCAGCGGGCCGCGCCGTAATAGCCGTTGTCGGCGGCCGGCACCCGGATAGCGAAGCCGGTGTCGGCGCTGTCCGTGTGATTACCGATCCAAGGACAAGTCCCTTCTATCCAGCCGCCCAGGTCCGGATTGAAACGGCGTAACATGTCGCGCTCGTATAGCCATTGTCGAACGACCTTAAAAGCCTCCATGCGATCGCGCGCAACGCCCGGTTCGACTATCATGAGAGGCGCGACGACGCCCGGGATCGTTAAGCCGAATGCCTTTAGAAGATCGTCAATCGAGAAACGCGAAGCGTTAAGATCGTGTAGCTTACAAAGCCAACCGTCGTGTTGCGGCTTCGCGTTCGTATATCCCGGGAGACGACCGACACGCGTCACTCCCGCCATTCCCGGGTCCTTACCGAGAAGTTGGGACGCGATAAAGGCACGGATCACGCCGTCGAAGCGCAAGCGATCGCGTTCCGGAGCCTTCAGCATGTACCACCATTGATGGTTCCCCGGGCTGGTCTCGACGATCGCGCTAGGCGCGGGCCAGCCGGTCGTCTGGGCCGCGTCGATCTTCGTTCCGATATCGTCGACCATCAGTGCGCGGCCGGCCGCGAATGTGGCTGTCCGTCTTCGGAAAGTCGCATCTGGGGCCTTGCCGAACGAAGCGACGGTCACGTAACCGTTAGCGCGGCGGCCGAAGGGAATGTCTTTCCCGGGCGACCAGGGCCAAGGCTTCCACGATCGACGATCGGCCTTATTCGGATCGCCTTCGAAGCCGCACATGATTAGGCGTTCGTCGGCCGGCATCCCGCGCGCGAGCGCGGAGAGGAAGCGGTCAGCGTCGGTGTTCATTATTGTTTCCTCCCGTCGAGACACGCACGCACATACTCGCGCTCGGTGACGACGTAAAAGAAACGCCCGCTGCTGCACACGGGCGCGCGGTCCGCGTATCCCTCATCGCACTTGCCTCTCCACCTTCGGGCTTCGACCCAGCGGCCACAGATCGCGCCGACGATCAATCCTACACCAAGAGCGACGATCATTTCGGCATCAGTCATCAAAAGCCTCCCGTAACGAACGCCGCAAAAGCGACAATGTCGAAATATTTTTCGCAACCGGCGAGCGGTAACGCGAGAAGGAGAAGGAGAGGGAGACGGATCATGGTTGTTTCCTCCGGTCGTCAATCGTTTGCTGCATCGCGCGGATTTCCGATCGCTTCTTTTCCGTCGCCTTCCAGCGTGCTACGTCCGCGACCATCCAGACCTTCTCGCCGGTTCGAAGATAGATAGGCTGCGCGAATTTTCCAGCGTTGATGAGTTTCGAAATATCAGGCTTGTTCATTCCGAGAAAAGCTGCCAATCGATTACGTCGAATAATGCCATCCGACGATACCACAATAGGCAATTTGTATCCGTCTTTCCATTCCCGCAAATCTTTTTCCGTCCAATATTCACCGCCGATCGCCGTATGGGAAGGCGCGGGAAACGTTCCTGCCTGGATCGCGGCGACAATTTCTTTTTTCGGAAGGTCGAGAAAATAGCTGAGTTGCGTTTTATGAATCATCGCGCAGCCGCCCGGGCTTGCTGCCACTGCCGCAGGTCGCTCTCCAGCCAGCCGATCGCGCGGCGGTCCTTTGTGATGCGGATCGGCTTCGGGAATTCGCCGTCCCGGATCATGCGATGGATCGCCGTCGCCCGCAGTCCGACAAATTGCGGTAGCTCTTTCAGCTTGTAGACGCGTTCTAAGGCGCTGTCTTGCTGCGTCTTTTCCATACTGCGATGCTCCTCGATGCCGCGCGAAGGGAGACGGAGCTTAACGAAGAAACGTGCCCAACGAAAACCGGGCCGCGCGTTCTCGCCGCGGGGAAGTCTTTTCGATACCCTTCGGTCCTTCGGTCCTACGCTTTCCTTATAGAAAAGGAAAAAGACGTTAAGTCTTTGAAAGATAAAGATACGCAGTGTAAAACGAACACTAGCGCGGCCTATAAATCAATAAAAGCCATTAGAATATGAGAAAGAAGAATAAGAGTGTTCAAATAACACTGAGTATCGTTATAAATCAAATAGATACGAGAAAAAGCGATTTACAATAGAAAGCGTGGGACCCGAAGGACCGTTGGTAACCGGCGACGGGCGGCTAAAACGTGTTCTCGATTATTGCGCTTGATTCGGGCATCGAACTCTAGGCAAACTCTCTCGGCATGCCGCGGGAAACCAGCGGTACGCGGGGACCGTTCGGGGAGAACGATCATAGCTACACGTTGGTACGTCGCTACAACGGAGCCTCGCGCCGAGTTGACTGCGGAAGCCTATCTAGGACGCCTTCGCGGCATCCAGCCATTCAATCCTCGATACCGAGTTACGCGAATACAGCGCGGCCGAAAAGTGATACACGAGCGTCAGTATATCTGCGGCTATATCTTCGTGAACTTCGACGTGGAGGAAACGCCCTGGCGATACATCAATGATCAGCCGGGCGTTCAGCGACTTCTTTCTACCGGCCCGGAATGCCCGACGCGGATAAGTGATGAGGTTATGGCGATCCTTCTGGGGCGTTGTAGCCGAGACGGAATTGTAGACGCCGAGGAGGTTGATGACGCGTTAGCGCGCTTCGTCCCGGTCGGCGCAAAGGTTCGAATATCGAGCGGACTATTCGCCGGGCGCGAAGGCCGGGTGCAATTCTCCGATCGCGAGCGGATCGATGTCGTTTTAGGGAAGATGTTGGGGCGGCTGATGATTGTGCCTACGAAATCTGATGACGTCGAAATTGTCTCAATCACTTAGGTCCAGAGCAGGCATCTGATGGCGCGTAAATCGAGGAAGGAGATGATTGCCCTTTACAAGGAACGTAAGGCAATGGCTTCTCCGAATTCGAAGCGCAACGGCACTACATGGAAGCCCGGCCAGAGCGGAAATCCGAATGGCGGCGCGTCGTGGATGGCGCACGCTATGAAAACGTCGACCGAGCTAGATGTGAAGATGTTGGCGCGTCGCTTCACTCGGCAATCGATCGCGACCGCGGCTGTGATCATGCACAACACGAATAACACTCCAATGGTTCGTCTCGCGGCGGCCGACATGCTGCTCAAGCGCGCTTGGGGCAACCCGATTAACGTTCACGCGAACCCTGACGGCACGGCGCTCGATTTCGGCGCGATGTCAGAGGAGCAGTTGCTTGCGGCACTCGGTCGCATCACAGGCGTCCTAGAAGCGGCGAAGGGACCGGACGGAAGCTATTCGATACCGCGGCAGATCGAGAATGACTGATCGACTTATATTCAACATTCCTCGCGGCAAGCCGTTGCCGTCCGATCGCGACGTGAAGATATTCGTGTTGAGAACGTACGGCGTTTCATACGATCAGATCGCGAAGCAGGTCGACGTGGGGAAGGCGCGTTGTCGCCGGATCGTAAAGGACATGATGAGCGACGGTTATCGTCTCGACGTTCCGAAAAGCAAGGTCGTCCATTGACCTTAGTCCTCACCGAGACGGCGCGGCTCAACGCGATCCGCGTCAAGTCGATGATCGAAGCGGAGTTGACGAAGCGTCGCGAGCGAGCGGCGCATATGAGGCGCGTCGCGGAAGACGCCGATGCGGTACGGAAGGAATGCGAGCGGTTTACCGGCTTCGTTAAGAACGCCTGGCATATTCCAGAGCCGGGCATCAAGTATCTCCCCAACTGGCATATCGACGCGATCGGGGAGCACCTAGAGGCGATTAAGAAACGCCAGATCACGAGGTTTCTCTGCAATATGCCTCCGGGCATGATGAAGTCGACGACGATATCAGTGATGTTTCCCGCGTGGGAGTGGACGACGGAAGCCTGGTTGCGGTACTTCTCGACTTCGTACGAAGCGAGCTATGCGCGGCGAGATAGCCGGAAGCATCGCGATCTGGTGCAGAGCGAGTGGTACCAGACGTTGTGGCCCGACATCACGCTGACGAAGTTCGCGGAAGACGATTTCGAGAACACGATGAAAGGCGGACGCAAGGCCGTCCCCTTCAAGCGACTGACGGCGGGTCGCGGCAATCGGTTGATGATCGACGATCCGCACAGCACGGAAGGCGCGGAAAGCGAATTGGAGCGCGCTAAGGCGACAAGAATGTTTCGCGAGTCGGCATCGAGCCGATTGAACGATCAGGAGCGCGACGCGATCATCGTAGTGATGCAGCGGCTCAACCCCGACGATCTTTGCGGCGTCATCGAGCAGGCGGCGCTGCCCTACGTTAAGCTGATCCTACCGATGGAGTACGTTCGCAGCCTATCGGTCAAGACACCTTGGTTTACCGATCCGCGGACCGAAGAAGGCGAATTGCTACATCCCGCGTTCATGGGACGGGCGAACGTCGAAGAAAAGAAAATTGAGGTGATGGAGCACGGCTGGGCGACCCAGTACCAGCAACAACCGCGGGCGCGTGACGGCGCGTACTTCTTCTCCCGGTCCCAGATCATGGTCGAGAAGAAGACAGCGAACGGCGAAAGCACGTACGAACCCGCGCCCAAGCCCGAACGTCTCGACGCCGTGTTCGCGGTGATCGATAGCGCGACGAAGACGGGGAAGAAGAACGACGGGACGGGCGTGACGTACTTCGGTTTCAATATGCATCCGAAGCCTCACGGCTTCATTCTCGACTGGGACCTGAAGCAGATCGAAGCCCAGTTCCTAGAAATTGATTTCCCCAACGTCCTGAAGCGCGGCGAGGAGCTAGCGCGCGAATGCCATAGCCGATCGGGCTTCGCCGCCGTCTATATCGAGGACAAGGACAGCGGCCAGATATTGCTGCAGAAAGGTCGCACCAAGTGGCCCGGTAAGATGAAGCCGTTGACCGGCGATCTAGTCGCGATGGGCAAGGAAGGTCGCGCGGTATCCGTCTCTGGCTACATCAACCGGAAGCTATTGAAGATTACGCAGGCCGCGTTCGACAAGACGCTAGTCTACAAAGGCCGGTTGAAGAACCATCTGCTGGATCAGGTTACGACGTTCCGCGTTGGCCACGGCACGCCGCACGACGAAGACGAACTGTTTGATACGTTCTGCTACGGGGCGGCGGTGATGTTCGGAGACAAGGACGGCAAATAATGCGCGTCGCGACGTATAGCAACGGCTTCCGCTTTTACATCAGCCCGGAGATGCTGGCGTCGATGGTCGATCGCCTGAAGCTGCGTGACCGGCGATCGCTCGGCTTTTGCGAGCACGTACCGTTGGAGGATATGGCGATGGTGATGGGAGCTAACGCGATGTTCAACGAGCCGGTTATGGGTGAGGCGTGATGGTTCCGCAACCGAGGACGACGCCGTCGATCGACGGCAATCGCTTTGGCGGTTTCGAATACGGCAATGCGACGGTCATTGCGACGGTCATTGCGACGACGACGGCTGGCTGGGGCAATTGCGCGACGATCGCAACCGAGGAACGCGACCCGCCGCGTAACCGTCGCGAGCGTCGCCGCAAGGCGAAGATCGGAAGCCGATGACCGCAACGCTCAACCTTGTCGGCGCTTCATCGATCGGTAACGCCTTCACCACGATCATCGGCGCGGCCGATATCCAGCCGGGCGATGACCCGAGCTACGAAATCTGCAAGCTGCTCTATCTGTATCATCCGCTCGGCGCGAAGATGGCCGAGAAGCCGTTGAAGATCGCCCAGAGCCAGCCTCGCAAGATTACCATCCCTGAATCGCCCGGCGATCGCGTCAAGGAGCAGTTCGTCAAGACCTGGAAGCTAATCGGCGCAGACAAGCACATTTTCCGCGTTGCCTCCCAGGCTCGCGTCTACGGCATCGCGTCGATCGGCACGCTGGTCGAAGGGGAACAGCCGAATACCGCGCTCAAGCTCAAGGAGCTTTGGAAGAAGAAGTACGCCTTCAACGTCTACGATCCGTTGAACACCGCGGGTTCGCTGGTGCTGAACCAGGACCCGCTAGCGATGGACTTCCAGCACGCCCAGGAGATCGTCGTCAACGGTAAGACGTTCCATCGGTCAAGGACCTGCATACTGATCAACGAATTCCCGATCTACATCAGTTACACGCCGTCAACGTTCGGCTTCACCGGCCGATCGGTCTATCAGCGTCCGCTCTATCCGCTCAAGTCGTTTATCCAGACAATGCGGACGGACGATATGGTATCGATTAAGGCCGGCACGCTGGTCGCGAAGATCAAGCAGGCCGGGGCGATGATCACTGAGGCGATGATCACGATGTTCGGGATGAAGCGGAACGTCGTCAAGGAAGCGGTCGTCGGCAACGTCATTTCGATCGGCACTGACGGCGAGGAGATCGAAAGCATCAACCTGCAGAACCTTGAAGCGCCGTTCAAGCAGGCGCGCGACGATATCATCGAGAACATCGCGAGCGGCGCGTCAATGCCGGCGCAGATGCTGACCGAAGAAAGCTTTGTGGAGGGTTTCGGGGAAGGCACTGAGGACGCGAAGGCGCAGGCGCGGTTCGTCGCGGATATCCGCGAATGGATGGAGCCGCTTTACGAATACTTCACAACGATCGTCCAACATCTCGCCTGGACACCGGAATTCTATGAGACGATCAAGACCGAGTTCAAGGCCGAGTACGGCAAGATCGATTTTGACGCGGCGTTCTATCGTTGGTCTAACAGCTTCAAGGCCGAATGGCCGAACCTGCTTGAGGAGCCGGACAGCGAAAAGGTCAAGGTCGACGACGTGAAGCTAAGGGCGTTGATCGCCGTGCTTCAGGTCTACACGCCGCTGATGGACCCGGAGAACCTAGTCACGCTCGCGCAGTTCGTCGCGGACAACATCAACGAGATGCGCCTGCTGTTCGGCTCGCCGCTGCACTTCGATTACGACTTGATGCGCGAGAACGCCCAGGCCGACAAGGATCGCCAGGAGCTAGGCGCGATGGGCGGCGACGAAAGCGACGATCCGGAGACGGGCGCGGACAAGTTCAAGTTGTCGAAGGCCGACAGCGTCGAGAAGGGCATTGAGGCGCTACAAGCCGCCGTCTCCCGTCTCCGCGGCATCAAGGAGGATCGGCGGCTGCGGGTGATCGACGGAAGGAAGCGCGCGTAGTGACCTTCGCCACCGACGCGATCGCCGTTATTCGCAGCGCCCACACGGCGCGCTCGATGCTCGATAGCGCCTTAGTCGGCTTTCAGGCGGCGTGCGTTTCCGGTCAATGGGCGCGCAGCGAGATAGAGCGCGTCAAGGCGAAGGATGCGCTGGATGCGTTCTTCGATCACGTAGCGACGATGCATAGGATGGCGCGCGATGGTTGATCTTCGAAACCTAAGCGACAACGCATTGAAGGCGCACTACGAAAAGTTGCTTTCGAAAGGTCGACCGCTTCTCGACGAGATGATCAATACAGGCCGCGGCACGGAAAGGCCGAATGAGACCAGGACGAAATCCGATCCGCTATCGCGCAAGCTTCAAGCCTATTGGGATGAATTTCAGAAGGTCGTCGATCACATGCGCGATCGCGAACGCCTGGGGTCATCGTACGTTCGAAAGCGCGCCGACGATATTCTCGCGCGATTTGAGTCCGCGAATTCTCGTTTAGACGCGGCTGACCCGACGAAATGGCAAATTGCCTTCCACGCCAATTCTAGTCCGTACATCATAAACCAAGTGATGGCGAACGCGGGCCACTCTTGGTTTTTCACTATGGCGGAAAGTCTCGGATTAACGCGTGCCCAAGCTACGGCTATCAAAGTTGTCGAGGAAGCGAAAAAAACGGCAGGCCGCGCCGACGATATCCCCGCGACCTTCAGCGCGCTCGTGGAAGCGATCAACGACCTGGGACAACGGGTCGCCCGGTCGGATGTCGGGTGGCGCGCGGACGTATCGGTATCGGCCGGCAAAACCTACAAGCAACTCGCCGCGCAACTTCGCGCCGCCGCCAGAGGGAACATGGCGTCTGTGAGCAGAGCCAAAGACAAAGGATTATACGTTAATGAATTTTCGATAAAGGAAGCCATCGAAATGGATCGACAGGCGTCTTGGCTCGAAAGCAAGGGCATCGGCGTCGTTACCGAAGAAGACTTGAAGACGCTTCGGGCGATGGAATAGATGCCCAACACAGCTTCCTTCTACGCCGTGCTGCAAGCCGCGATCGACGACTTGGCTGAAAACGGTTTCGACAGCAACGAACGCGTCGAGATGTGGAGCGAGCGTTTGCGCCGGGCGGCCGAAGCCGACATGATGCCGCGAGATCGGATGGAGAAGATGTTGCGCGAGGGGTTGACGGCCTTGTATCGGCGGCTGATCGAGCGCGGCGGTATCGTCTCGATGCACAAGGGAGTCAATCGCTATACGATCGACCGCCTTCGCCCGGAATTGAAAGCGGAGCTAGACCGCCGCATCATGGCGAGCATCGGACTGATTCGGCTCAATCGCGATCAGGAGATGACGGCGATGGTTCGCCGGTTCTACGGTTGGGCGACTTCAGTGCCGCCCGGAGGCAGCGAGGCGACGGACAAGAAGGCGGCGAAGGTCGACATCCGCAAGTCGCTATCGGGATTGTCGTTCCGGGAACGCCGGGTGATGACCGATCAGGGCATCAAGCTTACCTCGACGCTCAACGACGTTGTCGCGGTGGGCGGCGGGGCGATCGCCGCTATCTGGCACAGTCACTGGCGGCAGGCGAATTACGATTACCGCGAAGACCACAAGGAGCGCGACAAGGACCTGTACGTGGTTCGCGATAACTGGGCAATGCAGAAGGGACTGATCAAGCTCGACGGTCACCAGTACACGGATCAGATTACTCAGCCCGGCGAAGAAGTCTATTGCCGGTGCTACTATCAATACATCTATTCGATCGACGACCTGCCGAAGGAAATGCTTACCGCGGCGGGTCGCGAAGCCATGAAGAGGAGAGCATAACATGTTCGAAGCGATCATCGTTTTACTTATCTACATTTGTCTTGCCGTCGCGGTCGGGTTCCTTATCATCTGGGTCCTCAATCAGATCGGCGTTCCGCTCCCCGCCCAGGTGATCAAGATACTGTGGGTCGTCGTCGCGCTCGTTTGCATTTTGCTGGTCTGGCGCATGATCGGCCCGGCGCTGACGAGCGGCCATCTCCTGCGATGAACAAGATACCGAAAACCGATTACATCACGATCGCGGCGCGCTGGAAGGCGGCCGAGACGCGCGCGGCGAGATCGGAAATCATTTCGACGATGGCGACGGAATACGGTTCGTCTCGCGCCGCCATCTATTACGTGCTGGGTTGCGAAGGCGTCGAGCATTACAAGTCGCTGCAGCGTAAGCGTCGTGAAGTTCTCGCGGTCGAGCGTCGTAAGCCGCGGCCGCAACGTAACGACGCAACGCCTCGCGTCCAGGTCGTCGATAAGGCATTGTTGATGCGCGGTACGGGCCAGCCGCATCGCGCTCCGCTTCGTCTTCCGCCATTGGGGATTACCGTATGACGTATTTCAAGCCTCCCGCTGCATCGGTATCGCCTGGTCCTGCCGCGCACGGCTTCTCTATCACGCCGGATGACGCTAATGACTTGCCGCATCTGACGCGGATGATCTACGTCGGTTCGTCAGGCAATCTCGTCGTCATCCTTGCGGGCGACGACGACCCTGTCACGCTTCCTGCGCTACAGGGAAACTTCATTGAAGTTTGTGCGCGGCGCGTCATGACGGCGTCGAGCGCGAGTGCTCTTGTGGGGCTTTGGTAAGATGCCCGGTTTTATTCCTCCCGCCGCGACAGTAGGACCCGGTCCCGCGACACACGGGCTGACGCTCCCGACCGGCGATCTGAAACGCCTGACGCGTTATATCTGGTCGGGTGCGGGCGGCGAGTTTGTCGTCACCTTGGCGGGCGACGATAGCCCTGTGACGTTTAGTAACGTCGCTCCGTCGACCGTTCTGCCCCTTTGCGTTCGTAACGTAACGAGTGCGCCCGGCGACGCGGTCGGTTTTTTCAGCGCCTCTTATCCTCACGTCCTTACGTTCGATTTCACTCTCGGCACATTGCCCGGAGGGGCCGGGCTGACGCGCGCTTCCGAAGGAAGCTACGTCGACAACAGCGCCGTGTTGCAATTTGCATCGAACGACACAGCCAGATTTACCTGCGATCCGGTGTCCCACGATATCTTGGGCCTTCTCGTTGAGCCCGCGCGCACCAACATTGCGGTATCGACGCAGGATTTCGCTGCCAGTGGCGCGACGAACCGAGGCTGGCAAGCCTTGAGCGGAACATCAGTGGGTTTCCCTGCCTCTGACAACCCCCAAGGACCGGACAACACGGACAGCGCAACACAAATCTACACGTTCGCTTCCGATCCTGCTGTCTATGGCGTTTATCAAATGTTTGGATCAGCCATCGATCCTCCCAATCCCGTCACGCCGGAAAGAGATATCAACTACACGCTCAGCATCTTCGGCAAATACCACAGCAGCGGCGGCTATCCGGCCCTAATCGTCAACTTCAATAACGATGACGGCGTGGGCTTAACGGCGATCTTCGACGTTCAGGCGGGCACAACGGCGGATAGCGGCTCGACCAGCCAAGCGGGGTTCGACAGTTCTACCATCTCAGGCCCTTACAATCCTCCCGGCAATCCAAGCAGCCCAGGGTGGTTTCGCTGCGTTATCGAAGGTTTGGTTGTCAGTGCGACGATGCCCACGCCGCAAGTCCTCGTTACAATGGGAATTCCCGCCACGGGTTGGAACCCTCCTCCGTCGACTGATCCCCCGTTCTTTTCGAACGACGGGTACAAGGCGAACTTTGCTCCTAACTTCAGCTGGGACGGCCTGCTTTACGGCATCCAGATCGAGGCAGGCGATCTCAGCAGCTACATTCGCTCGACCGATCTGACGCAGGCGACGCGCGCCGAAGACATCTGCACCATTGACGTTCCTGACGGCGTCTATGACATCGCAATTGTTCGCGTCAGCGGCGAAACAGACTTGACGGCGCAGACCGTGACGGGCGGTTTCGTCATCCCGACCGATACGTCGCCCGTTCAGACCGTCACGTTTACACCGGCCTGATCGATGCGTTTCTTTTCCACCCTTTTCATCGTCATCGCGTGCCTGATCGGACTTCCGGTCGACGCGCAAAACGCTCTTTACGTTAACGGCACAGCGGTCATCGGCGGTACAAACGGTCATTGCCTCAAGATTGGCAGTAGTACGTTGACCGACGCGCCTTGCCTTGCGGGCGCGGTTACTACGTGGTCGGGCGGCTCGACAGGATTTACTCCCAACACGCCGACAACGGGCGCGGTCGTCCTCGCCGGCAATCTTAATCTCTCATCGATGGCGTCGATCGCCGCGAACACGTTGATGGGTAATGGGACGGCGGGCAGCACGACGCCTCAAGCGCTCGCGGTTCCCTCCTGCAGCGGCACGCTCGACGCGCTGGGCTGGACTTCGGGCACAGGCTTTCTCTGTCACAGCATTCCATCAAGCTCAGGCGACGTAGTCGGCCCGGCGTCATCGACCGATAACCTCGTCGCGACGTTCGACGGAACGACCGGCAAGTTGCTCAAGAGTACAACGACGCCGAATTTGGGAACGCCGTCTGCGGTCAACTTGACCAACGGCAACAGTCTTCCTATTGCGGGCATCAGCGGGTTCGGTACGGGCGTTGCCACCGCGCTCGCGACTAACGTCGGTGTGGCGGGCGCTCCGGTTATTTTCGATGGCGCGGGCGGCACGCCGTCGTCAATTGCGTTGACGAACGGTTCTTCACTGCCGCTTTCAGGATTGGCTACCGAAGCCGCTAATACGGTCGTTGGTAATGCTACTTCCGGCGCGGCATCCCCGACCGCGTTGGCGATGGCGTCCTGTAGCGTCGCCGGGAGCGCCTTAAATTGGACGACCAATACTGGGTTCGGCTGCAATAGCTCGATTACTGCTGCCGCGGTTCCGCTTTCCGGCGTTACGGGTTTCGGAACAGGCGTCGCTACGGCGCTTGCGGTCAACGTCGGCACGGCGGGGTCGTTCGTAGTGAATGGGGGCGCGCTCGGCACGCCGTCGTCCGGCATAGGCACCAATCTTACCGGAATTCCGACGACCGGATTGACGGGCACACTACAAGCGGGACAGTTTCCCGCGTTGACGGGCGACGTTACGACCAGCGCGGGCGCTCTTGGCACGACGCTGGCGACGGTCAATAGCAATGTAGGTTCATTCGGCTCCGCGACTCAGGCGAGCACGTTCACGGTCAACGCCAAGGGGTTGATCACAGCCGCGGCCAATGTCACGGTAACGCCCGCGGTTGGCTCGATTACGGGCCTGGGCACTGGCATCGCCACGGCGCTCGGCGTCAACGTCGGATCGGCTGGCGCTCCGGTGCTGTTCAACGGGGCGGGCGGCACTCCTTCTTCGCTCACGCTTACCAACGCGACCGGCCTGCCCATTGCTGGTCTGACCGGGAACCAAGCGAGCTATGTCTGGTCGAGTTCTGCAGCGTCAGGTTCGACGGTTTCCTTCACCAGTTTGTCTTGCGAAGACGTGCTGATTTACGTCGATGGCGTCACGATCACGACCAGCACTGCCGATCTGAACATCCTCTTTTCGACCAACAACGGGAGTACTTACACCAGCGCTTCGCGCATCAACGTAACGGCTTCGGCGCTGACGACGTCGGCCGTTTACCTGACCGAGTGGATCACCGGATTGCGCGGCGGATATGTAAGAGCATTCGGCGGCGAAAGCACGACGGGCAATCCCAATTCGACCCCAAACGTCTCGACCGCTGGACCGCGCACGGTCATGTTCGCCCCCGCAGCGCAGGTGAATGCTATCCGGTTCGCGCCCAGCGCCAGCACCTTCGCGGCAGGCAACTTTCGCGTCGGATGTCGCGGATGACGAAGCTTCTTCAATTCGCCAACAACGCCGTCGCGGAAACCGCCGATCTTCTGGAGACGGACGGTACCACGCTCATTTTGAGCCTGGGCCAAGGCGCGTTGTTTCCGCAACCGGGAGTAAGTTCGGAATTTTACGGCACGTTGGCGCTCGGTCCGCTTAATGAAATCGTCCTGGTGACGGCGCGCGACGGCGACACGCTGACTATCGTTCGCGCCCAGGAAGGAACGATCGCGCAGAACTGGCCTGAAGGATCGGGCTTCGAACAGCTGGTCACCGCTGGCACGATGGCGCGCTTCCCGCAAACGGTAGAGGCGCAGAACCAGGCCTACAGTTATGCCGAGGCGACGGCGACAAACGCGAACGAATACACGGCGGTCTACAACCCGACGATCGTTGCGCCAGAACCGGGACTGACCGTCTCTTTTAAGATACCGGAAGACAACTCCGGACCTTCGACGTTCAACGGATGGGGTGTTGACGTACCGATAAGGCGGCGCGACGGCTCGCCCCTTATCGGCAACGAACTGATCACGGGAGCCATTGCGGAACTAAAGTGGAATGGCTCGATCCTGTTGTTACAGGGTCTTGCGCCTGCGCCGCCCGACGTAGCCCATGACGATACCGAAAGCGCGGTAAACCCGTCGTACCTGTGGGGCGCGCTGGCCAACTTCACCGGCGCGGCGGTCGGTGCGGCGGTCGCCTACTACGCCGATGGCAGTTATAAGCAGACGCTACCAATCGTCTCGACGCAGTCGTATCAGGTTCGCGACATCCTCAACGTCGGTGGATTGACGGCGGTTCGCTTCCGACAAAAGGCCAAGATTGCGCCGACAAATTTGGCCGTACGATGTGACTTGGGCATCAACGGGACGACGTACGGTGCTCATCGAGCGGACGGGGACTGGTCGAACGTCTCGGCGGGACCTGACCCGTTTACTTGGGTTCTGAACGATTGTCCTTGGGTCGACGACGGATCGATATTCGTCATCGGTCACGCGTACCAGATCGGGACGATCTTCGACGCGGCGGCGGAAATCAATCGACTGCTTTCTTACGGCTTTACGGCGGGCGGCACGACGGTCATGCTGTTGCCCCCGGGCGGCAAGTACCAGAAGACAGCCATCCTTCGCGTCCCGGGTTGCGTCGAGTTCGACGGCGGCGGAAGTTCCAATAGTTGGATATTCCTAGCGGACAAGGTCGATCAGACGGGCGCAAGCCCGGACGGGTCGAACGGCGTCGCTCACATGATTTCGAACGGTGCAGCGGGGGCTTCGCCAAACTACCCCAACGTCGTATCCGTCACTATTCGCGGAATGTGCCTCCACGGCAACCGCAGTCGCTCCGGTTATCAGCACGGTTTCCACAACATCGATCTTGGAGGAGATACCGACACCAACGTCCCGTTGTCGCTGGTCAAGCTGATCGACGTTTACAATTTCGGCTCGCCGGGTTACGGCGCGAGCCTAGGCGGCTACAACTCCAAGAATATGATCTATTGGAGCGGCGGCGGCCATTGGGGAACGGACGGCGATTGCGAGGACGTTAAGAACCGCCTGTCATCGAACACGACGATCTACAACACCGACATGACGTTCAAGTATTGGGCGTTGGGTGGGCAGGGCACGAACCTGTCGTGGAATAACCGGAACGGGGCGCGCAGCACGGGCACGGACTACTATTGCCCGCTGGTTAACGCGGTGTTCGCGGTTAAGTCGACCGGCTCCAGCTATAACAGCACGACCGGCGTCGTTACCTTGAAGACGACCGCAACGAATACTTTCGCGACGGGCGACGTTATCGTCGTATCGGCGCTTACCGGAACGGGCAGCGATCTGGCGTCAGCGGACGGCACCTTTACCGTAGCGTCGAAGCCCGGGATTGATACGATCACTTACGCGATAGCGACGGGCCTGACCATCAACTCGATCACGGGCGGCACGACGACCGGAACGAACGGCACCAATCCTATCCGCACCTACTCAGGCAAGACCTACGCTTCGATAAACATCAACGTCCTGACTCCGGTCAGCCCGACCTACCAGAAGCCGCTGCTTAACGCGGGCGCGGGCGAACGCATTAGCTTTATCGGCACGCCCGGCTTCAACGGTTGTACGTTCAACGGATCGTTCAACATCCTGGGCGTGACCGACGAAGACGGCCAGTTGAAGTTCGATCTAAATGGGCAGACGGCCAACGCAAGTGGCAACGGCGGCGGTTCCGCCGTCTCGGTGTTCAACGCCGGGATATCGGTGGGCGACCGTATCATCGACATGCGCGGTCTTAACTTCCGCGCGACCAACTGCGCGGCGGAAGGTTGGGCCAACAAACGCAACGGTTACTATCAGCGCGTAGGTTCCGGCCTATCCAATGCGCAGGTCGGCGGCGAGTACTGCGTCATCAGTGGTTGTTCGTTCGTTGATACCTCGCCCGCATGGATCGGCACGCTTGCTGACTCGACGGCGAAGTGCCGTGGCGGCGCGACGCTTTTGTCGATTGGTGGGCGCGTCGTTAACAATACGTTTACCTCGCTCAATCGAGTAGGAGGAAAGGCAATCAACATCGGCGCGGAGGCGACCGGGTTCTACGTCGCCGGGAATACCGTTACGGGTTTCGATGTCTGCTACCTGAACCAAGGTCGTTACGGCACTCTCTCTGGCAACTTCGCGATCAACCCGATTATCAAGGGCTTTGTCGATAACGGTGCCCAGCAACAGGACGCCGTCTCGCTTAACGTCGACGGCCTGGAGCCGCAACAACTCGGCGGCATTCAGGTTCTCGTCAGTGCTTCGGAAGGATTGCCAGCGGGCTTCCATATCGGCGCGAACGTCAGGCTGTCGCACGTCATCAACACCAACAATGGCATCGTTATCCGTACGCCCAACATTGGCGGACCGTACAGCATTACCGGCATCGTTGATCAGTTCAGCTTCACGATCAACGCCGATGGCTCGCCGGGCGCGACGAACCTCGATCCGTTTGGCGGCGACAGCATGGACGCTCGCACTGACGGCCAGAATCAATCTACCTACGGCAACACCTACATAAGCCCGAAGGTGTTGTTCAACAACAATATCACGCCGGACAGTCGCTTTCAGTACGCCTTCGATCTCGGCAATTCGGACGGCGACGCGGTAGGACTGTCGAGCTTCGCTTCAATTTCCGGGCTGGTCGTCGATCCTGTCGTGCCGGTAACGCAAGTCGTTCGCGACATGGGGCTAAACACGATATGGGACGCGACCGGCATTTCGCCCGCGCCGCGCGAGGTCATCGCGGATATCGTTCAGGCTCCGCACATAATCAACGGGCGCGGAATAGGGCCGCTTATCACGCCCGGCAAGGTCGCTTACGCCGTGCCGTTCCCGATGACAAAAATTATCTTCGGTAATCTCGATTGGTGCTCGACGCTCATCATTTCGGGCACGGGCCTGATGCACGACAGTCTGTCTAACCAAAATTGGGGTATTGAATTTTCCGCCGATAACGGCGTTACGTTTGCTACCTCGAACTACAATCGGATTGGTGGGACGTCAGGTACCAGCAAACTCCTGTTTTCGGGCAGCGTTGCCGGCAACGTATCCATAGGTTTCGAAGCAGTAGTGTTGAACTTCAATCAACCTTGGCGCACGCCAGTTCGGTTGAAGGGCGGCACGAAAAACGATCCAAACAACATTATGTATCCGGGATATTACGACGGCAATACGGTGTTCAATGCTTTCTGCATCCTGCCGAGTGCCGGCAACGCCATTGCTGGTTTAATCTCGGTGCAGGGTTTGCCGTTGGGAGATATCTGATGCAAATCAAGGCTGGGCCGATCATTACGCCCGACGGCAATCCGATTACTGTTTCGGCGCCGACGACAAACATCTCCATGCTTAACCTGTCGGCGTTTCAGGCCATCAGCTTGTTCGGTTACGACTTTACCCACGATGGTGCGGACCAGCTTTATACGTTGCAGCTTCACGAGTTGGTTTCCAACACCTGGATTACCGCCCAATACAATCGCAACGGATCGACAAACGGCGGCATAACGACAGCCTGGAGCATTGGCGGATCGGCGGTCGTCCCAGCCGCTACCTTGACGGGTTGGTTGGTTACGTTGAACAACTTCAACAACCTTGTCCCGGTAAACGCCGACATCGAGGGCGGTCGAAAGAACAACGCAACAAGCGCAACCCTAGCTAACGGCTACCTAGGCGATGTCCCAGCGCAAGTCGCCTACGATGGCTTCCGCATTCAGTTGAGCGCGGGCGGTAACCTAACCGGCGGCACGCTTTTCCCGATGGGCATACGCGGATGATCCGCGGCTTCCTGATTACGATCGCCATAGCGCCCTGGCTGCTTCTTTTCTTCACGATAATCTTCGCGAGGTAGTGATGCCCCTTACCGGAAAGCCTTCGCATGATATCCCGGAGTTGATCGACAGCGGTCGTCCGCAGAAACAGGCCGTTGCGATCGCGCTTAAGGAGGAGCGTGGTGATGCCTTGTCAATGCCCGCGGCTGATCTCGGTTCGACTTGGACGGGAAGCGAACAAGCATTGCGTCGCGCGCTCGATCAAGAAGGCGCATCGAAGCGTTATGTTGAAGAAGCCGTTGCCGCCTTTCAAAACGAAAAGTCGTTGTCGAAACGCAAGCGCGGAGACGCGTTTCCGGGCGAGCCGCTGCAGGGAAAGGGACCGGGACCGCATGAAGCGACCGCTGAAGATTGCCTATCCGCAATGGACTCACTGGTCGAGGAAGTCAACAAGCTCGGCAAGCGCGTCTCGGCGGCGGATGCGCGAAAGTATTACACGCTGCTAGTCGACGGCCAAATTCACTTCGGTGATTACGACCGCAACGTGGTCAAGCAGGAAATGGAAGACGAATGCGACAGCCGCGGTATTCCGAAAAACCGTTGCAAGATTATCCAATCAGGCGACACGCAGCCTGAGATCGACGCTGCGGTCAGGGCCGGTCGATGATTATTCGCGCCGCAGGCATCCTCGCCATTTCAAAAAAGAACAATGTTCTTTTTTTGAAACGCGGCCCGGGCGGCGACGCGCCTGGAGCTTGGTGTTTTCCGGGCGGCAGGATCGACGGCGACGAAAGCGCCATGGATGCTGCTATCCGCGAAACCGTCGAAGAAGCCGGAAAGAAGTTTGCGGCGGGTTCACTCACACCCTGGACCCGTCGTGTTGGCGCCACGCCCCAATCTCCCCCGGGTGACGTGGCGCCAACTGGCGTTGACTTCTCGACGTTCATCGTTCGAGACGTGGAGGAATTTGTGCCGGAGCTTGGTCCGGAAGGCGCTCCGGAGCATACGGCGTTCGCTTGGGCTCCTCCTACCGATCCGCCGCAACCGTTGCACCCGGGCTGCGCCGTCGCCTTAGCGCGGCTATCGATGGACGAATTAGGCATCGCTAAGGCCATAGCTGCAGGGGAGCTAGTGTCTCCCCAGCAGTACGAGAATTTGACGTTGTTTAAGATGCGCGTGACCGGGACCGGGCGCGCCGTTCGCAGCGAGAAGATCGACGCGGCCGGAAAGGTCATCCAAGAGGAAGAAGTCGTTTGGCGTGATCCGTCTATCTATCTGAACGACGAATTCTGCCAACGGTGCGCGGGCGTTCCGGTGATCCTAGATCATCCTAAAGGCGAGATGCTGACGACGACCGAATTCAAGAAACGAGTCATTGGCGCGTTAATGTTCGCGTGGGTCGAGATGACCAGCGAGACGGAAGGCGATGTGTGGGCGATCGCCCGCATCCTCGATAAGCCGGCCGCGCAGATGATGACGGAAAACCAGTTATCGACAAGTCCATCGGTAGTCTGGAACGATCCTGAAGTGAACGCTTCGGGCACGCTCAAGGACGGAAAGCGTTTCTTCATTGAGGGTAAGCCTAGCCTGCTAGACCATCTCGCCGTCTGCTGGCAAGGCGTTTGGGACAAAGACGGCGAACCGATCGGTGTATCAACAGTCAGAGGAGACGAAGCTATGGCCGACAAGGTCGAAAACAAGAATGAGCTTCTGGACACGTCGGCCATCCTGGCCGGCATCCAGGCGCTCGGTCTGGAACTGAAGAGCATTTCCGCTCGACAGGACAGCATCGAGCGGCGCAATACGCGATCCGACGCAAGCGCTCGCGTCGCGTCGTTCGCTTTCTCGCGTCGCGCGGACGGCGAGGCGATGGCCACTTACATTTCCCGGCACGATGCCGAGGAGAAGGAACTGGCGAAGGATGAGGAGGAAGCCGGCAAAGAGAAGTCGGAAGCCGAGAAATCCGCCAAGGACAAGCGCAAGGACGCCGAAGCCGAGGAGGAAGCGGAGATGAAGGCCGCGGCCGACAAGGGCAAGAAGGACGCCGACGATCCGGACAAGGACAAGAAGGCGGACGGCGAGATGCCCGACTTCATGAAGAAGAAGGACGCGAAAAAGGACGGAAACGTCACCACCAGTTCGCAGCCCGGTAGCGACGCGAAGAAGGATGCCGACAAAGACGAGAAGGACAAGAAGGCTGATAGCCGGGCCGACAGTGTGTCGATCGACGCCTTCAATGCGTTGAAGGCGAAGCTCGAAGCCTTCGAAACCGCTTCGCGCCCGCTGACCGACGCCGACATCAACGCGTTCGGCAAGGTTCAGTCGCGCGCTGACTCGGTCTATTCGGCGCTCGGCTCGCGCGCTCGCGCTCCGCTCCAGGGCGAAAGCCTGCTGGCTTATCGCCGGCACTTCATCAACGACCTGAAGCAATACAGCACGACCTGGAAGGACAAGGACCTGTCCGTGGTCGCCGCCAACGACGCGGTCTTCGCGACCGTGGAGGAGCAGATCATGAACGAAGCCGAAGCAACGGCGCGTTCCCCGGCCACGACCAAGCCGGGCGAACTTCGCATGCGCACGATCCGGATGGACTCAGGTCATATCCGCAACGAGTTCATCGGCCGGCCTTCGGCCTGGATGGACAGCTTCGCCGGTCCCGTCAAGCAGGCGGCGACGAAGTTCCTGACCGACAACCGCAGCAACAGGGGTGACCGCTAATGACCGCGTCAATCGCTTTCAATCCGTTCGTCGTCACCGTTGGCAACGACGGACTTTTCAACACGCAGTCGCGCGGCCTTCGGCAGGGCACTGCCTATCCCGACCCGGCGACGCGCTACGCTCTGCGCCAGGGACTGCTCGACGATACCGAAACGCTTCCGATGTGGGGCGGTGTCGGCATCTATGAGAACATTCCTGGCGCTTCGGGCGGTCCCAACCCGACGCTCGGCGTGATCGTCGGCCGCGCCACAGGACCCACCGGGTCGAAGGCGCTCGCCGGCTTCTCGGTGTTCGACCAGGCCTACAACATGGTCACGTCGCCGCAATCGCCGGTGCCGCTCGCCGGTTCCGGAAACACCGTGATGAGTTACGCGCTTGGCTCGCGCGCTCGCATCGCGGTCAAGTGCGATCCGGCGTTGATTGATCTGATCGGTGATCCGATCGGTTCGAGCGTCAGCTGGGACTACGTCAACCAGCTGCTGGTGCCCTACTCGGCGGCGGCTTACACGGTCAACGCGACTGGGTCGTCGTACGACAGCGGCACAGGCATCGTTACGCTCAAGGCGACGGCGGCGCTGACCACGGTCGATCCGGGCGACGCGATCGTCGTTTCGGCGCTGACCGGAACGGGCGGCGATCTGGCCACGGCGAACGGCACCTATACCGTTCTCACCAAGCCGGCCGCCGATACGATCACTTACGCGATCGCCACCGGCCTGACGATCTCCTCGATCACGGGCGGCACGGTCACTCCCGGTTCCGGAACCGGCTCGACGACGATCCTGCCGGTCAAGGTCCTGGACATTCAGGAAACCAACTGCATGACCGTCGACTACGATGTCGATACCGGATTCGCCACCTACAACTTCGACGGCTGCTGCGCCGTCATACAAATCTGAGCAAGGGGACATAGGACAATGATCCAGGCTAATGCATTCGTCACACTCAACCCGTCGTTCATCGAGCCGGAAATCCTGCTGCAGTACTCGCAGGCGTCCGGCTTCATGGACACGCTTGCCGGTGGCGAGCTTCGTATTCGGCTGGCGGAAGATGATCTGCTGGTCTATATGAAGCAACTGAACCTGCGGACCAAGATGGCCGCGGGCCAGTCTTCGATGAACGAACTGCCCGGCGTCGATATCGCGGCGTCGATGATCAGCACGCCGACGTATCTGTTCAAGACGCGTTCGCAGTACGATCATCACGACGTGGCGGCCGGTGGCCGTTGGGGCTTCTCGGTGCCGGAAGTCTACCGGCTCGGAATGCGCCAGGCCAACTTCCAACTCGCGCGTGACGCAACCCTGTTCGGAATGCAGCCGCAGAACGGCGAAGGCATTCTGAATTCTCCGAACATCCTGAAAACGAACCTTCCGCCCGATAGCAACGGCGCCACAACGGCCAGCACCTACGACAACGGTCAGATGGCGTTCTACCTCGCGCAGATCATCCTGGGCATTAAGACCCGGACGCTGCAACTGGGCATCGGCAAGGAATTCACCATTCTCGGTCCGCAGCGTATTCTCGGCATGTTCGAGTACAACGTGGTCCAGTTGGTGCAGTTCCAGCGCGAAGGCGCAGGCACCGCGTCGACCGCCGAAACTCTGAAGAGCATCGTGCAGGAGAACGGCGACAAGATCAACTGGTGCTATGACGACACTCTGATTGGCGCTGGAGCCAACGGAACCGACGCGGTCATCATCGATATGCCCCAGGTCAGCAAGCCGAAGGGCGATCGCATCGACACCAACATCTTCGCTACGGTCACGCCCGGCAGCGACGTTTGCGTCACTGCGTACTGCTCGACCGCAGCGCCCGTCGAAATCATTTCGCCGCTCCCGGGCGGCGCTACTGACTCGATGAGCGAATGGCGTCTCAGCCCCGGCTGGTGCCCGCGCGGTCAGGCCGTCACCGTCGTCTCGATGGCGTTCCAGTAAGCCAACAAACCTCATACAGCCCGAAGGAGAAACGAAATGAGGCTCAAGGTCGCGAACTGCCTGCCGCAGCAGCAGCAGGTTTTCTATCGCTTGGACTATAACTTTTTTGGCGAGCCGGATGCGGGCGACCGTTTCCGGACCGCCAAGAGCATCAACGTCCTAGCGGGAAGGCAAGTGGTGGTCGGCGGCGATCTGCACGAGCAGCAGGTGAAGTCTATCATCAAGCAGCTGGAAGTCTACGGCGCGATCGACATTTCACAGATGGGGCGGCTGCCGCGCGCAGTCGTTCCCTATCTGGTGTCGATCGACAAGGACGTGCCGGCGAAGCTTATTGCCGACGTGTTCAAGCACAACAAGGGCGTTCTCTCCTCGGAAGGCCGCAAGCGTCGCGAGACGGCGGCGGTCGTCGCCAATGAAGCCGTTGAGAACGCCGTCCAAGCGCAGGCGAAGCTTCAAACGTTTGAAGTCGAGATCGAGCAGCAGGACCCGGAGCCGGGCGAACCCGATCCGGTCGGCAACCGACTGACTGAAGGACTGCGCGTCGATAAGAAAGCGACGGGCGGGAAAAAGGGCAAAAAGACTTCGGACCAGCCGGCGGCGTAGCGTGCTCACGCTCAAACTCAAGAACACCAAATCAAGCCGCCTCAAGATTATCGAGTGCGGCTTGATTGACGTCATTCCGAACGGCGGCGACTTCGATATTGTCGCACACAAGGATGACAAATCAGATCGGTTCTCGGTGAGCAGCCTTGCGACTGCGCCGTTTGACGTCGCTTACATCGAGAATTCCGCGGGCGCAACGACGCAAGTCATTCGACCGCTAAAGAACGGGCACGCCTAATGGGACCGACGCTCGCCGGATATCTTAGCTTCATCCGAAACGTTATGGCCGTTCCGACCGGCGCGTTGCCGGATAACTCGGCGGTGATCGCTACCTCATACAACACGTCTTTGGCTCTGGTTAACCGGGCGCTCTGCCGTGTTCGCAATCCCGACCCGGCGCAACCTAGCATCTATGCGCTGGCCGTCTATAACCTGGCGGGCGATCGTCTCGTGAACTATGCACAAGACATTCCACCGTTGACTTACTTCCAGGACCTTCGCAAGGAACTTAACCTTACAGGCTTCGTCGGCGGCATCATCACTTCGTCGAACGACGAAAGCACTGGCGAAAGCCTCGTGGTTCCGAAGTTCGCGGAGAACTTGACGATGAGCGATCTGCAGCGGCTCAAGACGCCCTGGGGTCGCCAATACCTGGAGTTTATCCAGGACTATGGCCCAAGCATTTGGGGGTTCTCGTGAGCGAATTTGCACAGACGTGGATGAGCAACAAGTTAATTCGCCGCGTCGGTTGGCGCGTCGTTCCCACGATCACACACTGGTGTCCGGCGTGCAAGGAACCACACGACTTCGCGGTCGATCAACCCTTCAATAATGGAGCTAAGTGGTCGTTTGATGGCGACGTTGATCGACCGACGTTTTCTCCGAGCATGAACGTGCGAACCGGACCGATGCCTGATGGTCACTTGGACGTCTGTCATTATTTTCTGAAAGAAGGTCGCATTCAGTTTCTCGGTGATTGCACGCACGATATGAAAGGACAGACCGTCGACTTGCCCGACCTGCCGTTTCGTAAAGACGGTGCATATACGTGGCTAGGAAGTACACTCGTGGATGGCGTCAAATGACCACGATCGTCTTCGGCGTCATCGACCTGCCCTATGCCGACGCGGCGAGCTACAAGGAAGTCCGCGCGCGGAAGCCGAAGGAAGTCCGCAACAGTTCCGTCACGACGGGAGACGTTGCGGAAATCCTCGAAGAACATTACCACGTGATGGGGAACTTTGTCGAGCTTCACGCCGACCAGATTAGCGGCGATCTTCAGGACAGCTTCGCTAAGGCGCTGAACGCGATCCTCGATGGAGCGCCGCCGACGTTCGATCCGGCCGGTGCCGCGATAAGCACGATCCAGCATCGCTTCCACGAATTTCTTCAGAACCGCGAGATGGATGGGCGGGTCGCCGGCGTGCCGACGGAAGCCGCTAAGTCGGGCCGCTCGAAACGGTTCAAGCGCGCGTCGAAGCGTCGCAAGGATCGGCCTTCGTTTGTCGACACAGGACTTTACGACGCGTCTTTCATCGCGTGGGTCGAGGATTAAATGTCGACGGTAGACGATGCTGTAGCCGGCCGCACGCCGCTGGGATCGACGCTCAAGGCCGGCGTCGATACGTTATCACTGAATCAAAAGATCACGTTTGAGCTTTACCGCCGCGTCGCCCTGCCGCTCGACGGTTTCGTGTTCTGGGTAAGGAGCGGAGCGCCGGCATCATCCGCCGTCTACAACGCGATGGTGTTCAATACGGCGACTTACAATCAATCGGAGGAAGCTACAGCGACGACGACGTTGACCGTGATGGGGTCGTTGCATTACGCGACGAACCAGGCGCAGGAAGAAGACGCGACCTATGCGATCAACCGCGTGGTGTTTACGGCGGAAAATCCGGTCACAGACTTCAACCAGATCGCTCCAGACGAATTGTACATAGCGTCGTTCGACGGCATCCGGTTCGCCTTCTCGGCTCGCGGTTCCTACTACAAGCAATCGAACCTTCACCACTACGTCGGCAACGCGATCTATTCGGTGATGGATACGCAGGTCATCGACAACCCCGCGTTGCTCAACGTCAATCAGCTTATCGTCTCGAATAGCCTTCCGGCCTGGCTCGCGCTCAACAACTACAATCCGCCCTATCCGACTTTCCTGCCGCGGGTCCGCATCCCGTTGTTTTCGTCGTACTTGTCGCCGTCGAACCTGCCGCCTCCTTATGGAACGGTTCATATTGATCCGGAGACGACCGAAGGGATTGCCGCGGCTCCGACGCTTGGCCCGACGATGACGCACGATCAGTTCACGAGGGAGCGCGTCACGCTTACGCTTTACGGCGTGAATAACGACGTTGCGCTGACGCTTCTCGATAACATCTCGCAATATACGTTGGACACGGCGCGCTTCGGCATCAGCAATATTCCGATCGTCCTGGACGATAAGAGGACGCAAAGCGAACTGTCCGTTATCGCGATGAAGAAGCGGATTAGGTTTGATGTGAACTACTATCAATCTTCGATGCGCAATATTGCGCGACAGCTTATCGTCAGTGCCTTGCTCGATCCGGTCAACGGCATCCTGATTTCCGACGCTCCACTACCTCCACCGATGTTATAGCGGGCGCATCGCTAAATAAGTCCTGTCCACGAAGAAGGATACGCACAATGCCGCAGACTGCAATTCTGTTCCCGAACGCCCGCACTTCCGCCAAGGGCTATCCCGTCGCGCTATGGGCCAGCCCGCAAGGTTTGCCGATGTCGGTCGGAAAGCCCGGCAACACGTACTTCGTCGACGAGACGAACGGCAACGACACGCAAGCCGGTGTGGGCGGACCGTACACGCCCTATAAGACGCTGGCCACGGCGGTTGCACTGATGGTCGACGGTGATCTGCTCTTCATCACCGGCACCGCTCACGTCTCCGCGACGCTCACCTTTTCCAAGAACAACTGCCGCATCATCGGTCTGAATTCGCCGTCGAACAACAACCGAGCGCGTATCAGCCAGACCGGGTCGACCGTCTTCAGCCCGCTGGTCGACGTTACGGGCCAGGGAAATCGGTTCGAGAACTTCGCGACGTTCCACGGCTTCGCGGACGCGTCGGCACAAATCTGCTGGAAGGACGAAGGCGGCCGAAACGGTTATGAAGGCGTCCAGTTCTTTGGCGGCGGTAACGCGACAGCAGCTGCGCACGCCGGCATGCGGTCGCTTCTCCTCTCCGGGAGCACGGGCGAAAACGAGTTCAACAACTGCGTCATCGGCCTGGATACGGTCCTTCGTGCGACCGGGAACAACGCTTCGCTCGAAATCGCGGGCGGATCGCCGCGCAATTCCTTCTCCAACACCAAGTTCCGTTCCTGGTGCAGCGACGCGGCGGATGTGCACGTTCTGATCGGTTCGGGCGGCATCGATCGCGTCCTCAATATGGACAACTGCACCTTCCACAACTTCACGGGCGGCGGCGGAACATCTCTAACGGCCGACTTCTCGGTCCATGCGTCAGCCGGCGGCGACGTAATGGTCAACGGCGGCATGAGCGTCGGCGCGGGCAAGATTTCCGCGGCTGGTCCGGTCTATGTCAACGGCGCGGTGCCGACTGCCGGAACCTCCAGCATTGGCGTGCTCGCTTCCTAAAAACGCCTAGCGATAAGGAGAGCCACGCATGACCAACCCGATCGTCACAGTCAACGTCACCCAGTCTGTAGCGCCGACGCCGAACGCGCTGCAGAAGATGGGTGCGTTGATCTCGCAAGGCGGCACCAATCTCGGTGCCTACAATTACGGGTTGCTAACGCAGCCCGCGGACCTGACGGCGCTTCTTCCCGCGCCGCTCGCGCTCACGTCGATTACTTGGGCGAGCACCTACGGCGGCCTGGCGACCGCAACGGCGTCAGCCGCGCACGGCGTCACCGTGGGTGAACAGTTCACCACGGATATCGAAGGCGCGACGCCCGCAGGATACAACGGCACCGTCATCGCGACGGCGTCCAGCAGTACCGCGTTCACGTACTATCTCCCGACGAACCCGGGCACGTCGCCCGCGACCGTTGCGGGAACGTACACCGCTCGCGGCGTTGCCGAACTTCAATCGATGGTCACGACCTTCTTCGCCCAAGGCGCGCAGCAAGCGGTCTACGCGCTTGAGCTCGGCGCGGGCGAAGCGGCGGCCGGCGTTTCCGCGCTCGGCACGTTCATCACGGCCAACCCGGGCCTGTTCTATAGCTATCTCACGCCGCGCGATTGGGACGGCGTTCCGTCGTTCCTTACCTTCCTCGCCGGCTTCGAAAGCACGACGGCGAAAACATACTTCTTCGTCACCACAACGCTTCCGAACTATACGTTGTATGGCGGAATGAAGTGCGTGCTCGCCTTGATCGAAGCGCCGCGCTATGGAGCTTGGCCGGCGGATACGATCTCTGCCGCGACCTGGTCAGGCGGCGTCGTCACCGCGACGACGACAAATGCTCACACCGTTAAGCCCGGTCAGTTCTTCAAGGTCAGCGGAGGAACGCCGTCCGGATACAACGGAACGTTCCTAGCGCAACCGGGAACGACGGGATCGACGCTGATCTATAACGTCGCCAGCGATCCGGGATCGTACGTTAGCGGCGCGTCGCTTGTCGCTAGCCTATATTCTTCGGCGGGAATTCCTGCCGCGGAATTCACCAACGCGTCGGATTTCTTCGTGACGTTGAACTACGCTCCCAGCAACACGAATAAGGTGCCCCAACTCGGCTTCTCATTCCTGTTCGGCGTAACGGCGTTTCCGACGCGCGGCAACGGCGCTCTGCTTTCAACGCTAAAGGCGGCCGACGTCAACTATGTCGGCGTCGGAAACGAAGGCGGCATCCAGCAGAACCTTCTCTATTGGGGCCACGTGATGGACGGGCGACCGTTCAACTACTGGTACTCGGTCGACTGGATACAGATCAACGCCGCGGAGAACTTGGCGAACGCCGTCATCAACGGTTCGAACGATCCAATCAACCCGCTTTACTACAACCAGCAGGGCATCGATCGTCTCCAACAGAACCTTCAGGCGACGGCGCAGAGCGCGATCACCTTCGGGTTGGCGTTGGGATCGGTCGTCCTCACATCGCTCGATAGCCAGACGTTCATCAACAACTTCAACGCGGGGCTATATCTCGGAAACGTCGTGATCAACGCTATCCCGTTCACGACCTATACCGCGGCAAATCCCGGCGACTACAAGATCGGGCGATACGCCGGCTTCGCGATTTCCTATCCGCCGCTGCGCGGGTTCGAAAGCATTATCGTCAACATCAACGCAACCGACTTCGTGTAAGGAGCCGCACAATGGGCAATCCTCTAGTCCCGCAGGGCGTTCTTAACCGGGTTAAGGCTGCGTTGACCTGGGATGCGTTACCTGCGTTCAACATTACCGCGCCGTATCTCGGACGAAACGGCATCAGTATGTCGCCGGAAGGACCGGCGACTAACTGGTTGCCGACGATGACCGGCGCGGTCCAGTCGCAAGAAGTCTACCAGAAGATGACGATGACCGCGCATCTTCTGCGGACGCAGCAGCTGGCCGATCTCTACAAGACGCGGATGGAGACTGATTCGAACATGGGCGGCGGGATCATCCGCCCTGATACCGTCGCGGGCGGCATCAGTCCCTATCAGATCACGAACTGCGGTATCCAGAACGTCAATGCCTTCGTATTCAACGGTACGGAAGAAGGCTTCACGATCATGTTCGGAGGTTACTACATCATCAACTCGAACCTGTTCAACTAGCCAGCGATGGCGTCCTGCGAGGTATATACCTCGCAGGATCGATTAGCCCGAAGAAGAAGGAAGCCAGTCATGAAGATCGACAAGCGTTTGAATTTGGTTCTCGCCGTTCCACAGGACGACGAAGGCAATATGGCATACGTTCATTCTGTACCGATCATGCGGGAGACGTATGAGGCGAACCACAGATTGCTAACGCGCACGATGGTGCGGATGGTGACCGACGATCTGGGCATGGGAGCGATGACGCGCGTCGCCATGTACAACCTTCGTGACGTCGCGGGCGAGATGGACGGTCCCCGCGGCGATACTTTCGGCAAGGCGGCCGAAAGTCTGATCCAAGAGATCAGGCGTCTATCCAATGTGCGAGTTGCCGGCGAGCGCGGCTGGGAAAACCTGCCGCTGGAAGAAGCATACAACAAAAAGTTGTTTGGCGACGATGCCAACGCGGAGGTTATGAATGCGCTAGTTTTTTTTACGCTAGCCTCCTGGTTCTACCGTCCGAACGAACGATCAATGATGTACGAAATATTGAAGGGGTACGATGCGCAGATCGTATCATCGAGCTTTACGGAGTTTCAAACTTCCTTGCCGATCTTGACGCTGGACGAGAATACTGGCGCGAAGGCTGCGACACCGTCGTCTCTGCCAGTTTAGACTGGGCGCTGGGCGAAGGCTTTTCGACGTTCTTTGATCGCTTCAATTGGCCATTCAGTACTGCCGCAGAGTATCGGCGGCGAGCGGATAAAGGTGAGTGATGGCAAATAGACCCGTCCTCAAGGTCGATGTCGACGACGCCCGCTTCAAAACGCTGGCCGCCGATCTCGACAAGTTCAATAAGACGGTCGTCGCGCAACCCGACCTTTGGAAAGGGTTGAACGCAGAAACGAAGAAAACAGAAGTGCTTCTAATGCACATCGCTTCTTCGTTGCTGGCGATTGCCGATAACACCAAGAAGGTCGCCGTCAACGATAACGAAATTTCGAAGCATGTCCGGACGACTTCCGGCCTTTGGTCGAGTATCGCGCGCGATAGCAAAAGTCACTTGGAGAACGTCAAGGCGACCGCCTCCCACATCAAGAGCATCGGCACCGATCTCCTCCGCTGGACCGGGATAACGTCGGTGCTCGGCTCGATATTCGGGATCGGCGGCGGCATGTTCGCGTTGGACCGGCTGGCCCTTTCCGCGAGCGCCGGCCTGCGATCCTCCTCCGGGCAGGGCATCAGCTACGGCCAGCAGCAGGCCTTCGGCCTATCTTACGGCAAATACGTCAATGCCAGCGGTTTCCTGGGCGGTATCAGCCAGGCTAGGGGTAATCTAGGGTCGCCTGCTTATGCCACTCTACGGGCGCTCGGCGTCAATCCCGGAGAGGGTAATTCGGGCGAAGTTTCGACCCGAACCATGGAAGCGCTCTACAAGCTCGCCCGCGAAGCGCCGAACGAACTGGAGCTAGGTAATATCGTCAACGGCCGGCAACTCGGTAACATCGATGTCGACGTGGACACGCTTCGTCGCCTTCGCCGGCTATCGCCGCAACAGTTCGCCCAGACGAAAGGACAATTTGCGGAACGCTCGGCGGCGATCGACGTGCAAGGCGGAACGCTCGACAAGTGGCAGGAATTTCTCTACACGCTCGATACCGCGGGCGAGAAAATCAAATCGTCCCTCATCAAAGGGCTGGTCGGCCTGACCGATCCGTTGTCGAAGCTGACCGATGCCTTTTCCGCGATGGTGAAGAAGGTCCTAGAAGGCGAAGGCTTTAAATGGATCATCGACAAGTTGACGGACGGCCTTCGATCTCTGTCTGAATATATCGGTAGTCCTCAGTTCAAAAGCGATCTCCAGGCAATTTTCGATTTCTTCAAGTACTGGGCGCAAAAATTCGGCATCATATCGTCGCCCGCCAGTAGCGGAAGCGCCGCGCCGATCAAGGTGACGTCAAAAGCCGATTGGGATAGGGAAACTGAACAGGCCTTGAGAGCCGATCCTGTAGGACCCGTCGCGGAAGCTCGATACAGAAAACGCCGCGAAGAAGGGTATATGGAATATCTGAAAGGGCTGGGCAATCACACCATCGGGTCGATTAGCGGCGGCGCTTCAGGCCAAACGTTTCTCGGCGGCATTGTCGGCAGTAATCCGATTAATAATCCCGGCGGCATGCGCGGTCCGGGAGGAAAAGGCTTTCTGCAATTCTCGTCGCCCGAAGCCGGTCTGAAGGCCGCGTATGAAAATCTTCGCTACTACGAAGACAAGGAAGGCCGGAAGACGATCGACAGCATCATCGGTCGTTGGGCGCCACCGAACGAAAACAACACATCGGCCTATCAGGCCCACGTTAAGGAATGGTCAGGCTTGGGCGATAAGAACGTCAGCATGCGTAACGCCGACGACGCGGCGCGCGTCCTGTCCTCGATCACGCGTCAGGAGGGAATGAAATTTTACACGCCGGAACAAATTAAGGTCATTCTCAACATCAACGAGAATACGGGCGGCTCGACGCACACGACGATTAACGCGATGGGAGCGGCACAGTAATGGCGGGGTTCAGCGCGGGTCTGGCGGCCTGGAAACTCGCCTTTCAGATATCTCCGATCGTCCTAGTCGGCGGTATCGTTCCGGATTTCATCGGCGGCTATCTTCCGATCATCGCGATCACGGAGGCAATCAACTTTCCGTTCGGCGTCTTATCGCAAGGCGAGGATATCGAAATGGACGGCTTCTTCGCGAACTTCCGGGCGCTACCGGGCGCGACGATTATCAGCCAGGATATCGGCCACTATCCGTTCGCCAATCAGGCGATCGCGGCAAACGCTACGATCCAGCAGCCGTTGCAAGTTTCGATGGAGATGGTTTGTCCGGCCAAGAACCAACTCGGTTATTTCACCAAGCTCGCGATTATGTCGGCGCTACAACTCGCGCTGAAGAACCACAACCTTCAAGGCGGCACGTTTATCGTCGCGACGCCTTCTCACATCTACACTAATTGCATTCTTCGAACGGTCCGAGATATTTCCTCAGGCCAAACGGGACAACCGCAGTACGCCTGGCAACTCGACTTCGAACAGCCGCTGATTACGCTGACCGAAGCCGCGGGCGCGCTCAACAGCCTTAATAGCTGGATCAACGGCCAAACGCAGATCAACGGGCCGCCGACGTTCCCCGGTGCGCCGACGACCGCTATCGGCCAGCCGGCGACGTTGCCGAATACCGTGGTGCCTGCTTCCTCGATCGGCGGCATAGGAACGATCGCGCCTGGCGTTATCGGACCCGGTACATGAGCACGATTATCGATTTCACGCCCACGTCGCGAACGCCGTTTCAGTTCAATCCGACGCTGGACGGCCAGGTTTACGCGGCGACGATTACCTGGAGCCTGTTCGGCGCGCGGTATTACTTCAATCTGAACGCGCTCGACGGATCGCTTGTCGTCGCGCGTGCCCTTGTCGGTTCTCCCATAGGCTTTACCATCGATGCATTGTCTTGGTGGGGCGGCAGGGTACTCGCGACGGTTTCCGCGCCGCACGGCTATAAGATAGGCGACACAATTGCATTAACGGTTTCCGGCTGCGTTCCGATCGCTTACAACGGCATCTTCCGGTCGTTGATCGTCTCGAAGGACCAATTCACGTATCCGCTCGCGGCGAACCCGGGCCTAGCAACGCAAATCGGCAACGCAGACTATGATCTAAATCTAGTGGGAGGGTTCTTCAACACCTCGACGCTAGTCTATCGCGACGCCAACAAACAATTCATCATCTCGCCTTGACATGCGTTACTACGACATAAGGATAACGAACCCTTCGACGGGACAGCTGGTCAAGCCGCTGTATTTCGCGAACCTCCCAGGGTTTGATTCCAGCTACACGAGCTTCGTCAACGGCCAGACGCTCGGCGGCGCGCTCAACATCGAATTGGATATTCCGATTTCGACATACGCCGTTCCGCAACAGGGCGGCTGGCTATCGATCTATGGCGTTAGCATCCAAGAGATACAACAATCACAAAATCTTGTCGGTTGCAATGTCCAACTATTCGCGGGGATGAAGAAAGGCCTGCCGCTCGCGAAGCCGGCGCAAAGCGTCGATCCGATAATGGAGGGACAAATCTTCCAGTGCTTCGGCAATTGGGTCGGCACCAACATGATGCTACAGATGGTTTTCCAACCGGGCACCGGACGGATCGACGCGCCGATCAATTTGGTTCTCGACTGGAAGGCGAACACGCCGTTGCGTCAAGCGATCCTCGCCGCGTTCCTGCCGTTCGTTCAAAACGGATACACGGTAACGATCGGGATCAGTGACGACCTTAAACAGGCGTCGGATCAAGTCGGGCCGTATCCGACGCTGGCGACGTTCGCGTCGGAAATCCTTAATTTGTCCCGGCAACAACAGTTCCTCGGCATCAAGCCGCTCGGCGGCGGCGTCTACGGCGGCGTCAAGATTACGATACGCGGCAAGACGATATTTGTGTATGACGGAACGGCAAACGTCGGCTTGGCGACCTATGACAATCCGATCGATATCGCGTTTGAAGACTTGATGGGACAACCGACTTGGGTGCAGCCGAACGTGATCAACTTCAAGACGGTGATGCGTTCCGATCTCGCCGTGGGGAGTTATGTTAAACTTCCGAGTCAATTGAGCGTCCTCGGCATAACGCTTCCGCCCGCGGCCTTTCCAGGCGCGGCGGCGCGTAACCAGTCGACCTTCAAGGGAAAGTTTGAGATCGTATCGCTTCATCACATGGGAAATTTCCGGCAGGCTGACGGCGCAGCCTGGGTCAGCATCTTTAACGCCGTTTTCGTTCCGGAGCCGACGGTCATAAATACGCTTCCGGTCAACGGCCCTTCTGTGGCGCGCGTCTAATGACAAATAACGTTCAGAAAACTCCGCTTGTCGATACGCTAAACCGATTTACTCGCGGCAAGATCGGTTCAGCCGCGGAGATTTTAGACAAGGCGATGCCGGCGACGCTGGTGTCGATGGACGAATCAAACACCATCGTAACCATTCAATTCGAAATAGATAGTGTCTACACGATACCGCAAGTCACCTGTCCGATTGGCTTTCCCGAATTCATCAGGCTTCCGCTATATGCGGGGATGAAAGGTTACGTCGTTCCCGCTAATTATTACATGGGTGGAATGAGCGGACTAGGCGGCGGCCGGGCGCAGTTGACGCGAATGGCGAACTTGGCGAATTGCGTTTGGATGCCGGTCGGCAATAAGGATAACCTCCCGACGCCGAATAAGGATGCCGCCGTGCTATACGGTCCCGATGGAGCGATCCTAACAAATAAGGACAGCGTCGAAGTCGTCGGCGGCGCGTCGCAGACCTTCAACGGCGTGACGATAAAAGTCGACGGCAAAGGAAACGTGATAATCTACGGCGCGAAGTCGATTTCGACGGACGTGCAAGGCTACGGCGCGCGGACGCGTTTCACCGGCGGCGGATACGTCGTCGACAATTACATTTTGGGCGCGAGCGTAACGATTAATAATCTTCCCGTTCATCCTCCTCAAATTCCGGACCCGTAGCATGCGCACATATGGAAGGCCAATAAATCAGGACGGTTCGCTAGGACCCTGGACGGAAGTCACGACCGACGCGAACGGCTTCAATGATATGGTGATGCTTACGACGCTTTGCCAGGTCGTAAAGCTTAACATCAATGAGTCGCCGTTTTTCGCCGACTGGGGATTGCCGGCGCACCAATCGATCATGCAGCAGGTTTCGCCGGATATCTTCATGGTGATTACGCAACAGCGTTTTGCGCCGTACTTCTCGGTGATCACGCTCGCCAAGCGCGACGTTCTTTTTCCCGGCAAGGGAAACGTCCCGACGCCGGTCTACGACATCAACGTCCTGACCCATCAGGGCGTTAAGCTCAACCCGCAAATCCCGGTGCCGCAATAATGGCTGACTTTCCTGTTACCGTTACCGCCGCGGGCGCGCAACCGATCCTGCCGCCTGCGTTGCGCGCGATCCTCGTGGCGCAAATCAAGGCGGTCAATCCCGGCTTCACAGACAACCTTCCCGGCTCGCTGATCGAGGATATCGTCAGCACGGTCGTCTACGCGTTGTCGCTGACTGATTCGGCGCGCATCGAGCTTCTGAACTCGCTTTCGCCGCAGGGCGCTAACGCGTTCGTGCTCAATCAACTTGGACAGATGCTCGGCGTAAATCTCGGTCAATCTAGTAACACGAGCGTCTTCGTCGTCTTCAGCGGATGCACGCCGGGCTTCGTCATCGGCGTCGGCTTCACGATATCGGACGGCACCTATCAGTACGTCATCCAGGACGGCGGCGTCGCGAGCGGCGACGGAAACACGCCGCAGCTTTTCGCGCTCGCGACTCAGCAAGGTTCCTGGGCGGTCCCGGCGAATACCGTCGTCAATTTCATCACGTCGCTTCCCACGCCGAATACGATCACGGTAACAAATCCCGCGGCAGGCTTGCCCGGAGCGGGCGGCGAAACCGAAACGTCATACCGGGCGCGCGTCCTTCAGGCCAATCTCGCGGCCAGCCAAGGCATGTCGCGCTATCTCCGGACGTTCCTGAGCGAAGTCGACGGCGTTCAAGATCGTCTCATCGCCGCGCTCCAGCAGGACGGCGGCGGCTGGGAAATAATCGTGGGTGGTGGTGACCCGTATCAGGTAGCGAACGCGATCTGGACAGCGTTGTTCGATATCTCGACGCTAGTCGGTTCGACGTTGTCGATCGCCGGTATCACCAACGCTTCGCCCGGCGTCATATCGACGTTCCTTAATCACGGATTTTCAGTCGGCCAAGCCTTCACCGTTCACAATACTGATCCTCCCGATTACGAAGATAATTGGACTGTGTTGACGGTTCCTAACGAAAAATCTATCGGCATGGGGATCGCTTTCGCCGCCCAACCGCTTACGGCGATTAGCTGGGCGGCGACCGCGGGCGGCCAGATTACCGCGACGACGACCGTTGGCCACGGCGTGACGGAAGGGTCGACGTTCGTCCTGGCAAATAATACGCCGTCTGGTTATGACGGAACGTATATCGCGCTCGCCGGCACGACGGGATCGACGCTCATCGCGACGCAGGTCGTTGACCCGGGCGTTAGCACGGTTCTCGGGAACCTCGTCGCCGGCATCGCGATCGTCGATACCACTAGCACTCCTCCCTGGGTTTCGGGCGGATACATAACGCCGAACCTCCGGAACATCAACGTCACGATCAACGACTATCCGGACACGTACGTCATTCCCTACGTCAACCCGCCGCAACAAATCGTAACGTTGACCGCTACATGGAACACGACTTCGCCAAATTTCGTTTCCAACGCCGCGATCTCGCAGGCGGCAATTCCCGCGATCGTGGCGTATATCAACGGCGTGTACGTCGGAAAGCCGATCAATACGCTGACGATGGGCGACGCGTTCCAGGCCGCGACGGCGTCGATCCTGCCTGCGGAACTTATGTCCAACCTGACGTTCTCCGTCTCGATCAACGGCATCGGGACCGCGCCGGAAGCGGACACCAACCTTATATTTGGCGACCCTGAAAGCTATTTCTTCGCGGTCGAAGCAGGCATCGTAGTGGAGCAAGGATGATTCCGAATAGCTTTCCGCCGTCCGGTCCGACGACGCTGACGCAAACGATCAACGCGTATCTCTATCAGCAATACAACGACGACGACGACCTGGCGGCGTTCGTCGATGCCTACAACGAATTCACCCAGCAGTACGTCGATTGGTTCGTCAATATTTGCCTTCCGGTCTATACCGGCGCGCAGATTACCGGCGCGCTTCTCGATTGGATCGCGGCAGGGTTGTACGGAATGGAGCGGCCGGTGCTGCCGTCAGGCATCGGGCATTTCCACGGACCATACAACACGTACGACTACGACACGCACGACTACAACGGCATTCACAGGCACGGACCGGCTAACGTTTACGCGACGAACGACGACGTGTTTAAGCGCGTGCTAACCTGGCACCTTTGGAAAGGCGACGGAAAGATTTTCAACATTCGTTGGTTGAAGCGTCGCATCATGCGCTTCCTAACGGGCGACAACGGAACGGCGGGAGAAACTGGCCAGACCTATCCCGTCTCAGTGACGTTCGGCGCGGGCAATATCGTCGGCATCAACTTCCTTTCAACCCGGCGCATCGCGACGGGCGGCGCGATCTATGGGGCAGGCCGATACAACACGTTCTACTACAACGAGCTAGATACGCGGACTATCACGATGCCTGTGAGTCCGCTAGTTCCGATATTCAAGGCGGCTATGGAAGCCGGCGTGCTGGAAGTTCCTTTTCAATTCGAATTCGTCGTCAGCATCAACTAACAAGGGGATGACGTCATGAAGTTTATCGCTGCTAACAACGCCGCATCGGCGCTTTCCGGGCCGATCACTAACGTCGCAACGACTATCCAGCTTCAGGTCGGAACCGGAGCGCTGTTTCCGGACCCTGATGTCGGCACCCAGTATTTCGTCGGAACGCTGACGGACGCGTTGACGGAAACTGATCACGAGATCGTCTGGGTCACCAAACGCATCGGTGATACGCTAACGGTTCTCCGCGCCCGGGAAGGAACCACTGCGCGCTCATGGATTGCCGGCGACCTATTCGACAACATGGTTACCGCGGGGCAGATCGAAGCCTGTGTGCAGGATGTTGACGCCCAATCCCAAAGCTTCAACTTCGGCGTCGATAGCGGATCGGTCAACGCGCTCGTCATCGCGCTCGATCCGGTCATTAGTGTCGCGCCGCCCGACGGCACGCCAATTCGAACAAAGGTCAAGGCGACGAATAACGGGCCGACGACTTGCGACGCGGGATGGGGCGCGGTCGGCGTCGTTCGCCGCGACAATTCGGATTGTATCGGCAACGAGCTTATCGCCGACATGTATGTCGAATTTCTTTGGAAGGAAGCGGCAGGCAAGCTCCAGATACAAGGCGGCCAGCCGGCGACCGCCGCCGCGATCACGGCCGGAACCGATACACAGAGCTTCGTCACGCCCGCGCAACTCGCGGCGGCGACTAAGCCCGGTTCCGGTCAGGTTTATTGCGAGTACGTTAGCACCACGTCGATCAAGCTCATCCCCTTCAACGGCAACGCAATTACCGTCGCCGGGCAGCAGATCGCGATCGCTTCGGGCGGCGTTTCCGCAGCGAATACGAACGTCACCGTCAACGGAACGCCGGCCCAGAACCTCGCCGCGAGTACGGTTTACCTTGTCGCGATCGGCGCGACAGGCGTCCTCGAATTCTGGACGCTGGCGACCGGGCATAATTCCGATACGGCAGCCGGAAACATCGGCATCGAGGTAATCACCGGCCACGCGACAAAGACGCTTGTCGGGATGATCGCGACAGACGGTTCGTCGCATTTCAGCGCGGCGTTGACTTTATCGTGGTTCAACCGCCAGTTCAAGCCGCAAAGCTCAACATTTAGCGGCGATCAGACTGTTAACACAACTACGGTCCCTATACCGGAAGTGGACACGTCCATCCGCAATACTTTCCTCGTATGGGCAGGCCAAAACATTTCGTACAGCGTCACGGGAACGGGCGTGGTCGGCGGAAGCAATTTGGCTGTCGGTATCCTGTTCGACGGCGGCGGACCCGAACAAGCGGGTTCCTTGTTTATCAACCAAACGGCGGGCGGCGGCGGCACGATCGGATTTAACGCCGCGTTCACGGGAACCAAATCAGGATTGTCCGAAGGAAAGCATTACGCGACGCTCGCCGCGAATACCGGCGGCGCTGCCGGATTGATGTACGGCGGAACGGCGGTACCTAGTGCGCAGGCCCCTCCGGGTCCCGGATTTCTCCTGACGGTAAACCCCGTTGGTTAAGTGGGGGTGTGGGTTTTCTGATTGATCGTTTGGGGCGATCTGAGAGGAAGCACAAAAATGGTTTACGAGGAATGTGGGCCTTCAAGCAAAGAAAGGTTTGTTGAACGCCAATCGCGCAACGCCACTGTCATGGTGTTGGGGAGGTACATCATGATCGCCCTAGGACTCACGGCCCCGCTTGTAGCGGGCGTTTTTGCCTGGGGCGGCGACCGATTAGTAAGGACGCTGGACAAGGTCGTCGAGAAGCAGGACGACTCCAGCCGCTCAGTCGTCGAGATTAAGGCGAGGTTGGAGGGACTTATCAACGGAACGGCGGCGAGCGTAAAGGTCCTAAACGACCGCATCGACGGCATCGATAAATCCACAACGTCGCGTTTCGATGCCCAAGGCCACTGGCTCCAGAAAAACAGCGAGGAACTTGACAGGCTGAAGGAGCAGTTATGGAAGCTGCCTGCGGGCGGCCCGAAGTGACGCTGGCTGAAGTGATCGCGAAGCAAATAACGATCGAAACCAAGCTTAACGATCACATCGAGACGCGCAACAAGGATAAAGCTTATCTGGAAGGGCGCATCGCGGGCGCTTACACGCGCCTTTGGGTCGCACGCTGATCAGTCTTCTTGTCGTCGGTTTCTTCTCGATGATTGCGCTTCTTATCAACCATATGCTTTCGCATCCCGGAAGGTTCACTCCATGAGAACAGTCACAACGCCTTACGCCGATCCGCACATACAGCACCTAGCAGAGTGGACGGCGAAGATGCTCGACGCGTCCGAAGCTACCGCCGATAAGATCGGCTGTTCGCCAGCCGCGATCGTCGCCCAAGCCGCGCTCGAAACCGGCTGGGGCGCGGCGGCGATTGGCAACAATGTCTTCGGCATCAAGGCGGACGTCGGGTGGAAGGGCGCGCGGCAGCTCGCCCATACGTGGGAACACCTAGACGGCGTTGACATTCCGATGGACTGCTGGTTCCGCGACTACCCGACGTTGGCAGACGGCGTCGCTGACCACATGAACTTTCTCATGAACAATTCGCGGTACGCGAACGTGTTCGACAAGAACAATTCGATGAGTGACGAAGAATACCTGACGCGAATGGCACGAGACGGATACGCGACCGCGCCGGATTACGCGGCGTCGCTGATCGGCGTGCTACAGACGGTCCGGAGCATCGAGACGCACCTGTCGGAGAACGGCGTCACGCCATCGCCACCCGCGCCGCGTCTCATGCTCATAGGGTCGAACGGCGGCGACGTGGCGGAACTTCAAACGAAGCTGCATGCAGCCGGTTTCTACGCCGGATCGATCGATGGTGATTTCGGCCCGATGACGAAAGCCGCCGTCATCAGGTTCCAGACTGCTAGAAATCTGGTTGCCGATGGCATCGTTGGTCAGGATACGCGTTCCGCTTTAACTTAAAGGAGACACGATGAACTCAGACATTAAAACTTCGATCATGACCTCGGTCGGCATGATCGTCGCAACGATCCTCGGCGTACTGGTCGCCTTGGGCAAGATCACTCCGGGCGACGCATCGACGCTCAAGGATGCGCTTCTGGGCGGCATCGGCGGCATCGTCACGTTGGCGCTCCTGCTGTACAAGCTCATCCCGCATACCACGGCGAACAAGCTCGCCGCCGTCGCTGGCCCGGCTTCCTCGCCGACGCCGGGAGTCAAGGTAACGGTCGACCCGACCGTGGCCGCGCCCGCATTGGTCGCGGTAGCAAACGACACCACCAACGCCGTCAAGGTAGCGGCATAGAAGGAGAACGAACGATGTTCAAACGTCTATTTTCAGTCGTCGCGCTCGCGGCAATTAGTCTGTCGCTTGGCGGCTGCTGGTTGACGACCGCCGTCAGCACTGCGCAGAACGCGTCAAGCACGCCTGTCCCGCAATCCGCAATCGACGCCGCCAAAGCCACGGTCCTCGGCATCAACTCGCTGTACGGCGTCGCCGTCGTTCTCGCGGATGACTACGCCAAGCAGCCGCCGTGCGGCCAACCCAACTCATCGGCTCCACCGTTCTGCGCCAGCGATCCCGCCGTCGTGGCGATTGCGAAGGTGGCGAAATCGATGCGTGTGACGCTCGTGCAGAGCAAACAGACTGTCCTGTCAGCCAGTCCGACGCAGTCGGAACTCGATCTGGCCGTGATGGCCGCGCAGAACGCGTGGGACGCCTACAAGCAGGTCGCCGCAATCTACAACATCAAGACGGGAGCCTAACAATGGGTGCACTTCTCGCTGGAGCCGTCGCTTGGCTCACCGCTAATGGACCGGCGCTCATCAGCCTTGGTACCGATCTGTTGCCGATGGTCAGCTACCTCCGCCAGTCGGCCGACGCGCTGTTCGGTTCGGGCAGCATCGATCAGTCGACGTTCGACGCGATCGACGCGCAGCTGAAGCCGTTCGAAGACGATCTGGACGCGAAGGCGGCAGCGGCCCAAGCTCGCGTCGATAGCGGTACGTCGACCGGTTAGACGCGCTTCCTCCTGCGAAATGAAACGCCCGGCGATTGCCGGGCGTTTTTCGTTTAGGGGTCCGCCCGACCGCCGCGGACGACCCTAAACCGGGCCGATTTCGGGCGCTCCGGAAGGCTGGTTTCCGTGGGCAAGGCAGCGATCCGGGCCGGAAAGCGGCGAAGGGCGCTCCGGATTGCCCAAACGGTCGCCTTGATGGGGATTTCAATGGCTAATACCAGAACGCTGGCTATTAGATGGCAGACCAGCCAGAGGAGCAATCCGACTAAGCAGAAGACCCGGGCGGCGGCGTAAACCGCTAGCAGGCCCAGGATCAACCAGAGGATCATGACCGGGCCGCCGCGATCTGGGCCTTGGCCTGAAGCTCGCGCGCCCGGCGCATCCCCGCGTCAGTCACCCGGAAGACGCGGTGCGGAACCGGGACGGGCGGCGCTCCGGGCTTCGCCGGATCGGCCATCAACATCGACGCCAAATCGAGGAACCGGATGAAGTCTTTGTCCAGGCAATTATCGAACACGCCCTGCTGAAGGCCGGGAAGGTTCACGCCCAACGCGATGTAAAGACGGTGCGTGATCTTATCCGCGGCCGAATAAATTTTCAGTTCCTGTTCGTCGTTCGCCTTCGCGTTAAACGGCATTATAAGATCGCTCATCGTCCTTCTCCTGTCGCGGGTTTCGTAGGTCACTTCTTCGCTTCCTTGAGCGCGTTCGTCTGGGGTGCTCATGCGTGAACCCGTTCTTTGACAGAGTTTAGCCGCTCCTCGACGCGCGCCGTATCCATCGGCTCGGCCTGCTTTCCAATAGCGAAGGCTTCTTCGGCGATGGCGATGCAGTCGGCGTAAAGTTTTGCCCTCGCGGCCCTCGCGACCCACGGGGCCCTCGCGTCCCACGCGTCCCACGCGGCACTCGCGGCATTCACGGCACTCGCGGCATTCGCAGCACACGCGTCCCACGCGGCACTCGCGGCCCTCGCGGCATTCACGGCACTCGCAGCACTCGCGGCCCTCGCGGCCACATCGCCGCATTCCGCGAACGTTTTGACATTCGCGCAGGCGACAGCCTGCTCGGACAGATGAGTGGCGTGCATTGCCGACGAGACGATTAGTTGCACCGTCCGCAGCACGATCAATTCAATGCGCTGTTGCTCGATCACGGGCGTATCCGCCGAGCCCGACAACCGCATGACGAAGCGCATGAGCTTCTGGCGCTCACCGTCCGGCATCATGTCGTTGATGCCAATCAGGTAAGCCGACAGCACGGGCGAGAAGCATGGCGGGCAGTCCGCGGCGTCTTGGACCTTCTTGTACTCGAAGCCAGCCGCGATGATCGCCGCCTCGTTGATACAGGTGCCGCCATCCGGTCCCGGGAAGTCGTGGCTGCCGGCGAGAAGTTTCCAGTTGAAGATGTGATCGAAGTTCATGCAAAAGCTCCTTTCTGTAATTCGTCAGATGTCCGATAGCGCGATACGAAGGCTCAACGATGTCTGGGGTGCTCATGTCTTGCTCCGCTGGCGGTAGAGGGAGAGGGCGGTGCCGACGATACGATCAATGGCGTTGAGTTGGGCGTCCGCTCGCATGCTTGGCACGCGGACCTTGCGAATCTCCTCCAGCGCTTCCAGTGCGGCATCCGGGGCGCGGCGGTTCCATGCGGCGATGGCCTCGCGTTCGTCGCATCCCTCAGAGCTTGGTATGCCGCAATCGCTGCACGAAATGAGCCAGTAAGGCTCTCCCTCGCCGCCGATGGCTAACTGCAAATCCTCTTGAATCGCCGCACCTCCACAGAATGGGCACGGCAGAAGGCTATCCTGTGTCATCCTGTGCTCCCCAGTGCTGCGCGTGCGACCTCTGCGCGTCGGGCAAACTCTTGGAATAGATAGGTCGCTCCCTGTTCCACCGTGCATGGGGGCGACCTCCAATCAGCCGAGCATTGCTCCAGCGCCTCCCGCATCCGT